ACTTCGTTCCAATCTCTGGGAACACTGGGAACTTTCTTAATTCAAGTAAACCATGTAAAACATAATTTAATATACTTGGACACTCATTACCATGGTCCAGTTTAAGAACAATTGTTTTATTATGACCTTCAGCAAAGTGGTAGATATAGTTATCAACTGCCACAATCCCTTTAACCTCAACAAGTCTTAACTCATCTCCAAGTTGTATGTCATTGTCTTTCATGTACATCTCTATATAATTCATTTTTACTCCTTTTACAGTACTGAATTAATTAAGCTACTAATGTTACTTATCTCATATTTAATACCAGCATCCCAAATAGTATCTATCTGAGATTTAGATAGCTTTCCATATTTTTTACATGTAATGTAACAGTCACTAAGACACCTTGTTGCAGCCCACCCATGATCAATTAGCTTATCTAGAGAATTATCAGAGTTTAAGTCATCACAACACGCTTCATATCTTGTCTTGTATCCAAACTTCTTATAGTAAGTAAGAATAATGTTGTATGCTTTCATGTTATGGCATCCGAAGTCACAACTGTAGAACTTTCCATCTCTATCAATTAATCCTTCCCAATTGTCAATATTGTCTTGGAAAACAAGATAACTTAAGTCATCAGGATATAAGTTAATAAGATAGTGAGCATATTCTAATTCAGTCATGTCATCAACATTAAGATCAGTTGAATCAATGTCAATTATTACAGGAAGCATCTTCGGTCTCTCAATGTCTTCTTTCTTTACAAGTAAAGCATATCTACGCTGTCTAAGTTTAAGATACTCATAATATAATCTGTCTTCAAGATAATTATATAATTTTTCAAAGAACTCTTCTCTGTTACTGATGGTAATTACTCCACCAATAAGATCGTACACAAGATCTGGACAATCAAAAAGCCATAAACAATGATGTGGTTCGATAGACTTGCTGTCAAGAAATTCAGATATTTCAGACAAATCTGATTCATATTCTATTGTCTTTAAAGCCTTTAGCACACCAGATGATGTAGCATAGTCATCAATGTAATTAAACGGGTTGTATCTCATGTCATCTTTAATCTCTCGAATTGTGTTGTACTGTTCCATTGATGCAATCTTCTGTGTTAGAGGTCTTATGTTTTCATTGTCATCAACAAGATCAAAACTGTTAAGACCGACTAACTTTTTGCGACCTTCAATAATGTCTAAGGCAATTTCTTTAAACTGTTCTTCAGTTATTTGAGGGCATCTAAGAGAGTCAACTATAAAAGTCTCACTCTCTTTATAAGTTTTATTCTCTTCCCAAAACATTGACCTTGCCATATCAGTTATGAAACTTCCTTCAACACTAAAATGCAAATATTTTACTTCAGGTTCTTTATCTTCCATTGTATAAACCTCCATTTATTTAAGTATCTTTTACTTACACAATTAACAACGTTTATACAATGGATAAACATCAAATTATACCAACAGTTATAATTTCTTTAGCTTCGAATTGTTTGTATCCACCTTTTCCAATTCTTCTCAAGGATCTTGTTGCAGCTACTGCTAATCTAACAGACTCATACTTCTCATCTGGCTCATTATCAAATTTATCAACCAGATCATAGAATGGCATATTATTTAGACAGAAATCTCTTTCTGGAACATGTTCCCATTTACCATCAACAAGAGTTGTTGTCTTCATCATTATGTTAGCACAGTCATCAACATACAGAGTCTGTCCATCTTCAAGCACATACTCATTTCCAAAATCCATATATTCTAAGAATGTAAAAAGTCTTTCAAAATTCCCACCCATCTTTATTCATCCTCCAATGAAGCCAATAGTCTTGTTAAAGCTTCTCTATTCTTATGTAACCAGATAAAATCTTCATCAGTCCATTTGTATTCAATTCTGTTATCCCAGCTTATTGCAGATTCTATGGCACTTAAAGCATCAAATGGTGCTACAGTTGGTTTTGTCTGAACTTTCGTTAGATCTATTCCACCTTTAATAATACATTTATCTGAAAAAGTCGAGAACTGTATGACTTGACCACCGTCTGCAGATACGAAGATACTTGTATGCACTTTCCCATCTTTTATACGAACGAAGTTAAGAAGACATGTTGGTCCAATATCTTCTTCATCAAAATCAGGCTTATTTGATCTTATTAAGCTGTACAGACTAATCTTATCTTCTTCAGATCTTAAAAGAACAGTTACTTCTCCATTAAGGAATTTACCGATCATGATGGTTCACCATCCCCAGTAAAGATTCCCATAACGCTATCAGCATCTAATCTACTAATGCCGAAATCCAGCATCAATCCCATAACAGGATCACCATCAGAATCAGCATTTAGAAAGTCATCAACATAATCAAGATATCTATCCAGATCATCACCACTTATACCATTTATTGAATATCCCATTTCTTCCTCCTTTAAAACTTATTAGATAAAACTACAATAAGTGAAACCAAAGACCCTAATTGTAATATTGTCATTGAGCTAATATACATTATATCACCAATGTTGTCCATTATCTTGTATTCCTTCTGGAATTGTTCCATTATTATATCACTCTCCTCTTTAGATGTTGAACCCATAATCAGTTTAACATAATTTGAAAAGAAATCAGATTTTGGTAATGAAAAGAATAACAAGTATCCAATATATGTGACACTGTATATCATGACAAAGATCATCATCTTTTCATTAAGAACAAAGTAGCTTACAGCAACTGCCAGAACACCAATTATAAACCCAGTAATTACTGCTAGCTTGCTTTTAAAATAAACCATCATAAACTCAAACGATGCCATGCCACAACAGCAAGTGCAACAATGCCGACTATTAAAAGTATTAGTGATCCCATCAGTTATCAAACCAGAAGACAATTCTAATTGACTTAGAATACTTGTTAATTACTTGTTTAGCATCATATGCATAAAATGCTTCTAATGCTCTATCAACAATTTTAGTTATTAGATCTGATAATGGAGATTGAACTGTCCATTCTCGATAAACATGTCCAGGGAGATTTGATCCCTCAGACCAAGATGATGGTTCTCCACCAAGGCTTAATACTTTATCATTAGCAGGACTAACATAACCTGAGCACAAGACTAGCATATTGTCCCTGTAATATTCTAATAACTCATGTAAAGTAAAATAGCTGTAACTGTGATCATCAAGCGTAATGAAACTCTTTGTAACATAACTTGCATCCTTAGGGAATCCTTTTGGAAGACTTATACATTCATTAAGTTCTCTGTAATTTCTGACATTAGCTAAGATTCCAAAAAGTCTGTAGTTACGTTCCCGATATAGTGGAACAAATTCGTATTCAGGATTTTCTTTGTCTTCTCTTTCATGATGGTTGATTTTAAAGTGGTCAATATTCAACCATTCATCATCAGGAGTAGGATCCTTAAAAAGAAGTCTACTCTGAAGTGCTTCGACATGTAAATGTATATCACATCCCATTTCTCTTACCTTTCTCTGTTTCTAACAGAATCTTAAGTTTATTAACATCCTTCTCGGACTCTTCAAGAAGAACCTTGTATTTACCAGACTTCTCTTCTGCTTTAGTAACTCTTCTTCCAATCTCACGAAGATAGTTCTCATCTGAAACTTCTCTTGTTCTCATTTCTTTCCTCCTTATGGTGTCTTAATATATGAAAGGTCAATCTTTTTAACTAGAGCTGTTATCTTCGGTTCTGGTGCTTCAAGACTGCTAGTATCAAAGCCAATTTCATCTTTCAGGTAGTCCAAACCTTTGATTGCAGTTGGTAATAGCAACAGATTCTCAAGAATTATAAGATAATTATCTTTTATGCTCTGAGTATTTCTCTCATAAGACGTTCTTATTGAATCTCTTTTATTATCTGTCTTATTTTCAAGTTCATTATACATTAGCTCTTCTTTAAAATAAGCTAAAGAACAGACGTGATTGCCAATATACTTCTGGAAAGTGCCATAGCTATCAGAGAGCTGGATTCCAAATTCCTTATTTACCAGAGTTCTCCACTCTTCTACAACTTGTATTGATTCAGTCAAAAGTGCTGTAACTCTCTTGGCATACATATCAAGATTAGATGTTTCCTTGATATTGTTAATATGATCTTTTAGCTCTTTCTTATATCTTGCTGTCTCAGCTTCCAGAGCTTCTTCTCTTCTGTTCTCAACAAAATGTCTTAAGTCAACTTTTCTCATTTAGATCTCCATTCTTATTTTATTAGTCTTAAACCAGATTTCTTTAATCCTTCTTCTTCTGTTGGTGTTTCTTCAAGAGAGCTATACTCAACAGAGTTGAAAGATGGAACAACACCACCAATAGTCGTATACAAAGCAAATTCTTCCAGAAGATTTACAGGTAATCTGACATTATACATTTTAAATATCTCATCTGAAATCTCTTGATTTGTTTTAAAACCAAAATGCACTAATTCGAACAACCCCATAGACATCTCATTAACAGTCATTACAGTCTTATTGTTATTAACCAACATAACGTAACTCCCAATAATAAGTAAAATATCTCTGTTGTCCAAAGCTTTACCTATCTTATTATTATATTCCATTCCATTTCACCTCTTTCAATTTAAAAGAACCAATCAAATGAGTGATCAGCATTTTCATATTTTGTAATGTCACCTTCAAATAATATTGGCTTTCCATCAGATCCAAGTAAAGCTGTCATACTGACTGATTGCCTTCCTACTAAATAAAGATATTGAACTCTTGTGATAGTATCAACGACAAGATATGTATCTCTCTCATTTACACCATAGACAGTACCTTGCACAACTTCAAATCGATTACTATCAGGACTGCTTGCATCAACACTGTTACTTCCGATTGGGAATAACATAAATAATATTATTAATATGACACTTGTAATAACTACAATCCAATCTGCTAAATTCCATTTTACTCTAAGCTTATTATGTCTCAATTTGTGACCTCCTCAGAATTCTGGTACTTTTCATAAAGCTCTTTTACAATTGACATGGCTGACTTAATACCATTCTGGTAGATCTCACGTTTATTCCCAGTATAGCTATTGTCATGGAGTTTATTTCGTAAACGATTTTGTATCTCTTGATATTCTGTTTCCTTCAATTTCAGGCACCACTCTCTTTCTATCCCACTAACCACTTAGTTAAAGGCTTTCCACATTCTAAACAAACAGTTCTATGCCAGTTGTCAGACATCCAACCACCACCAGTCTGGTACTGTTCAGTATCTGCATTAAGATCATGCTTACATCTCAACTTTTTCAGAAATGGCATCATTCTCCATTTTCCGTAGTATAATGCAGTATCTTCTTTTTCAAGATTAGTCCATGGATATCCACGCTTTAATCTTATCTTCCCACTTAATCCAAGAAAGTTCTCTCTGTATTGTGGTAATATAATCTTCATCTTACTCCTCCTTATTTTAATTTGTGTAGTACATCAGTATAGACTGGAACACCTTGTCCAAAGCTTCCAATTAAAACTTCACCAAGAACATATTTAGCTTTTACTTTCTTTACTGCTCTTACACAATCTGTGCATAATATAACTCCTCTGAACTTCCGTTTTGCAGATTTACCACAACGAGTGCATTTCTTTAATTTCATCTTACATCTCCTGTTACTTAAGTATTTTGTACTTACATAACTAACAACGCTAATACAGCTAAACTTCTGAAAAATAATCCACTTTAACATAGTCAATACCTTCAAGAGTCATAACATTACTATTGAAGGAACAGACATAATCCCCTGTAGAAGAGTCATTACTAAACTCTAATTCCAGTTTTCCATCATTTAAAGTATACCATCCTCTGAAAGTCTCATCACCATATGCATCAAAGAAAGTGAAAGTGCCTTCATCCGTAAAGTCCCACTTCATGTCATATCCACCAGGATCTTCAAGTTCCCACTTACCAACAATTAACTTCTGGTTTACGACATTCTCATCGACCTGACAACCAGACATTAATACAGCTCCTGATAACAATACAATTATTATCAAGATTAAAACAATAAAATCAGTTCTATTCTTATTACTCATTTTCATTTCCTTTCTTCTGATCTTCCATAGAATTCAATTCTCTGAATCTTATTCTTGAGATCCTCAACTTCTGCTTTAAGGTCTTTTATCTCTTCTGATTTTGATAATAGTTCTTGTTCAAGTTCAAGAATTATCTGAAAATTTGACTTCTTCACACTTAACCTCTTTCTCAAATATCTAATGCTTTTGTCCAGCATCTCTTACACAATCTTTTATTAAATTCATCTTCTTGGAGATCTTTACAGAGTTTATCATATTTCCCACTAGTGCTGAATTGTCCTGGACATCCTTTAATATCTTCTATTGACTCAGTGTCTTTATCAGTTATTAACTTATAAATGAACTGTGCAATCTCAACATGTTCTAATGTTACATATCTATATCTAGAACAATAATCTAAAATCTCACTTCTTATGCTCATAAAGCATCAATAAAGTCTACATCATAGATACTATCTCCATCCTCGTTTTGCCAGTCGCACCACTCACCATCTTCAAAGACTTCAAGACCACCTGTATTAGAATAATCAGGCTTAATCTTATGTTCAAACTGAAAGATATCATACATTGCTAGCATATCTAGAACATGTTTTCCTTCAAGAGCATTAGAAATTGGCCAGTAGAACTGATCACATGGAAATTGTGGAACCCACCATATTCTAAGATCTCCTTCCATCGGGTCAGAGAAGTTCTTCTCTTTAATCATTTCACAGTACTTACACATAATTCTTCCTCCTTCTAAGTTTAATTTATTTTTCTACCCAGCCACTTAACGGTTTCCCACAAGTATTACATATTTTTCTTTTAAATACACGATACCCAGAGCCAACATAATAAGTGATTGGAATTTTACAAGTCTCATCAACTTGATAGATATGTTTACAGCTAAGTCTTTTTATTAGTGATAAATTTTTCCACTCATCATATTTTTCTAATGTTCTATCAGATCTCCTAAAATAACCACCATCAGGACTCCCAACGTAAGAAGAGATTGCATTTCTGCAACGCTCTACCTGTACATATTTTCCACCAATTCCATTCGTATTTAAGACTTTCATCTATTAAAACCTCCTGTCAAATGAACTGCAATACTCTGGTGATCCATAATCTAAACCAGTCTCTACATGAAGACTCTTGCTACAAAATGACATTTCTTCATCGCTGTAATCACAATTTCTACAGACTGGTTTATACTTGCATTTAGACTCTTCATGTTTAATCATTTTCTTTTTCTTCGACATAATCTCGCCACAGAAATCACATTTATAAGCTTTGACTTCTTCCATTTTACTTCAGCTTACTCTTTAATATGTTGATAGCTTCTTCATGACATCTTATCTCTTCGAGTAACCCATAATTAGAGGTATTATCAACACAGCTTTCATCTCTAAACCCAGAAGATATAAATTTTACAACTTTCTCTGGACTAGTGACAGTTAGTAAGATCTGTATACTTGAATTATTGTGGGTGTCAGTCTCAGATGCATCTAAGTGCTTAACAACATTAGACCCAGATATTTTATAATAACTTACAGATTTAGCTTCTCTGTCTCTTAACTTCTGATACCATCCATTTAGTGTACCATCCTTACTAACAATGTAAGCCATCTCACCTTGTAACAGCTTCTTCATTATTGGGAACACATAAGTATTAGTCCATTTTAAATCAGATACAATATCGGTGAGATCTGGATCAATTAATCTGTAATTTATTGGGAGGCACATTTGAATCTCAGACCCTTCAAATTCTTTATGAACTCTATGTTCTAAAACTTTTATAGTTAAAAAGTCATCTGGAAATGTTTTGTCAGGTCTATTAGAAACACTATGAACATCAGTTACCACTCCTTTTACCATATCAGCATTTACAGAAGTAGCAACATATCCACGATTAGTACCACAGACATAATCTCCAACTTTAAACTTTAAAGCCTTAGCAGCGACAGTTTTTAATGTTGCTGACTCTATAAGACTTCCAGTATAAAGTTCATAATCTTTACCTCTACACCCAGTGAATGTTTCTCCAATCTGACTGCTGGCACCTGTACAGTATGACTCAACAACTCTTATTATGTATGTTCCAACGTCTCCAACACAAGAACTATCAACAACATCTGTTACTATCCCTTTTCTAACATTAGCACAAGCTAAATCAGGATTATTGCGACGACCTGTAACAACATCTCCAATTTTAAATTTCATCTTGTATCTTTCTCTCCCATCTATTATTTTCTTATTCATCGTATTTCCACCTCTTTTAAATCTTCATGAACCTCAAGATTTGCAGTACTAAGTTCTTTATCTTCCTGAAAATAATGGTCATGAAGAATAATTTTGTATCCATTAGGAACAGTTTTTAAGAATGCTTTTAATTCTCCAACAGTCATTACATACCTCCTAGAGTACACTTTCACTTTCCGTATTATTAAGAAGATAGAATGTTTCAGAACCATTAAATGGACCAACCAGATATTTACTGTCTGGAACTTTTCTCCCAAGAGTACTTCTCATTCTTTCATCATAATTCATTGTTGTAATCCAAACCCATTCATCATTTGAAAGACCCATCTCTTTAGCAGTAATTGAAGCGTTCTCAAGACTGCTTGTTGAAATTAAATATAAATTAGCCATTATCTTATCCCTCTTATCCTTATATTTGAAACTGAAAGTTGACACTGTAATAATCTGTTAATGTCATCTTCTAAATCATTACCATGTTGATCATTTAAAACAATGCTTTGTTCATGGTTACCAACACCACAACGGAATCGACATCTCTGTTTGATAACCTTATTTCTTTCAGACCACAAGATATCAAATTCATCATCAAATGTAATTCCGTTGTTCTCCATAAACAATTTTAAATAATTAATTGTTGCTTCATCCTCTAACATTTGTTAACCTCCTTAAGTATTTTTACTTACAAAGTTAACAACGTTATTCGTCTGAGTAAACATCAAATTCTGACTTGAACTCTTTTGTATGCATCGTGAAAACTTTGCCATTACTGTCCAATATTATATAATCTCCAGGATTACAGACTCCAACTGATTTGCCTGTCCATCTTCCATTCTTATCTGTTTCTTTTATTGCACACCATCTTACACTATGAATCTCATTTGAACACTCTTTTACTTCATAAAATAAGGTGTCCTCAAAAGAACTTCCATTCTCCAGAATATCAACAAACCACTTTGGTGATTGATCTACTAAGTATCTGAAAGCATTAACACTTTTTACATAAAACATTATTCTTCCTCCTTTAAACTTCAGCTTCAGTGACAGTCCAGAACTTACCATTGAACTCATGAAGTTTCCCAGTCTTCTCATCATAGTATACGTCACCAATTTTAGGTAATTTTGGTTCTGCTGGACTTGGTTCTTTCATTGTTTCATCAATGTTAATTGCAGACTCTAACATCATTATTGAGCACTTTAAAATTTCTAAGTGATGTAACACCGATTCATTTGTCATTGTCTCATCTTCAACACCATCGTACACAATTGATGCAGACATTAAAACTGTTGTTGCATACAACTTCTTTACATCGCTCTGATCCTTCAAACTAACTTTTGAAATATTTACTAACATATGCTTTCTAACCACCATTCTAGGATTTGACCATTTTCTGTATTTATGTATAAATTAAGCTCTTGTCGTTCACCAGGATTCAACTCTTGTACTGTTGAATACATTCCAACTACAGGTACATCAGGGAATCCAACTTCATATCCGTTGTAGTCACTTTCCCATTTAAGATTACTAAATTTAATATTCATTCAATTTCTCCTCTTAGTTTATAAAATTCTTCATTATTTATTTCTCTAAAGATACAATCTGGATTACTTAAACATAATTCTGGATAAGCGTTTAAGACTTTATAATTAATTCCTGAGTTACTTGCTAGAGATGATACTTGACGATGAGTAACATTATAACCAAGTTCTATAAGGATATTAAATAAACCACCTATTGATACTGCTAACACCTTTTCATTTATTATAAACTTCTTTGATCTAACAAAATCGTTCTTTATTCTTGATTCAACAGTATTGTATGCTAGAATGCCACCATTGTTTCTTTTATTTGTTATTAGTTGTTTCTCAACGACTTCTCTGGTATGTAATAATTTTGTATCATTCCATGCTGACCTCATTGCGTTATACATCATTAGTCCATTTGATTCGTCCCAGAACTTTTTTATCCATTTATCTTCTAATACCTGAATATCATACTGAGAACCTTCATCCAGAACTTCTAAAGTCGTTAATACAAAGTCTTCAGCACCATAATTCCTAATATCTTGATATAATGGTCTCTTATCATTATTATTGATAGCACAACACAGATGACCACTTCTAAGATTGTTCCATCTATGTTCTTTATTATAAATTGAACTGCCAATGTAAATCTTTTTATTAGTTTTACATAATATCTTGTATACTTCCATTACTTCTCCTTAGGACATTCAACTTTCAATCTTCCAACTCCCTTATAATATGCAACTTTTCTCCAACTTTTAACTTATCAATCTCTTCAAGAATCTCATCTGTACTCAAAAGATCACTTATGACACACTCTTTAGGACATTCAGCAAAGTTCCAAAATAATTTATCATGACACTCTTTAATAATACAAGCATCATATAAAGCATTGTGCTTATTGTCATCAAAATCAGCATACCCACTAAGATAAGTAACAACACCATCAACAACTGATTTCAGGATAAGACCTTCTCTTGAGATATCTGGATCATTAGCTGAAAGTTCTAGCATTGTACAGATGTCAAATGGGATATAGTAAATGAATGATGGAAGATTTAAAGCACCGCCATACAGATTACAGAAAAGAACCCAATCATATGCCAGGCAGTCAGACCAAATTTGAATCTTTGTTGACTCAGCTAAGTAATTATCTGAGATTAGTCTCTTAAACCATATTTCCATCTCTTTTACAACATCTTCTGAGGAGCCTTTCATAAAAGTAGAATAGTTAGTATCAACATATGTAATGGAATGAATACTGTAGTCGTTGAATTTTAAATTCTTTACAACATTATCTTGAATCCATTGATCTGTCTTGCTGTAATCAACATCGTTCAGTTCTGCATAAAACAATGCTCCGTTACTTGAGACCATTCCAATACTAATTAATTTAGCATCCTGTGTTAATTCTGTAAACTCTGTGTCAATAAAAACTTTCATTTCTTCTCCTTCAAGACCTTATTCCAACAGTCTGTACGAACATTGCAGTAACCAGATGGACATACTTCTTGTTGATACCCTAGCAAACTTGGACAAAATATTGGTACGCCTTCGTCATTTAATTCAATCTCTGGATATTTTTCAAGCAGGTCTTCCAGATATGTTTTTTGCGGATTCTCATCTGACCATGCTTGAATTTCTTCAACAAATTTACTTAATCTGTTAAATTGATTTGCTTTGCTTACTCTGACTGGACATGAGTCATCTTGCCCACAATGGTTACAGGCTGGCTGTATGGCACAGTATCTTTCCCACTCTTTAAAAAAGTTCTCTGTTATGCTGCAGTCAATTCTCATTTGCTTTCTCCTGAATCATCTTTTACATACTTTTTGACAATCTCATATGCTCTCTCAACACCTCTATGTTCATGTTGATACTTCTCCATACCATATGGATTATATCCAGCATACATAGTTGACTGAAAGATTTCTTCTATCTCCTCCAACATTTCATCAACGTTTTCAATAACTTTCATTTTGCACCTCTCTTCAGTACAGTCAACAACTTGTACTGTTGGTAACTTTGAATAATTATGTTTTACATCAATCACCATTCTTACAACACATTTCTTGATTTTTCTTAATGGCTTCTTGTAATCCTCTATGATTCTCAACCCTGTCATTAGGAATAAATTCCATTTCATAACCATTTGGGAAATACTTAGCATATGTCTCAAGCCTGTCAGGACGAGCACCTTCGTCAACACCTAGATCATGTGGTACATATGCATCTTCGCTACAACAATGAGTTCCAAGAACTAACCCTGTATCACTTATTGCATAAGCAACCCCACTCTCATTGTTAACAGTGTTTAAAAAGCAGTATATCTTATTCATTCAATTAACCTCCTAAGGAACTAGATCTTGTTTAAATCAGCAACACTAAACATTCTATTAAAATCAGTAATTTGTTTCTGTATATCTTTAAGTGTAATTATAGAATACGCATCTGGGAAATAATCTCCACCAAACACACATTTACCACTTACCCATTCACCAACAACTAATTGTTTATAGCTAATACCATCAACATAAGAATTATTAAAATTAAGATAACTCTTAACTACTTCTAACTCTTCTTCAGTTCTTGGTTTGAACCATGTTGTGTAATCATCCATTATTGAACAAGTCTTGGGCAGTTCAACTTTCTGTATCTTTAATAATTTTCCAGCATAATCTAGATCTTCTTCATGCTTAATTGCATTATGTTCAGAACTCCAATCTCTACCATCTGATGTTCTGTAATACACACGAATCTTTGAACCCGATTGAACAACACTTGTAACTTCTTTTTCAACTTTCTCTATCATTTATTTCTCCTCTTGTTATATTTAAAAGGGGATTTTCATCCCCAATTATTCTTGTTTCTTGAAATCCTCTAGAGTTGGTCTATGTCCATCAAGATCGTCCCATTCATAAGCTGTCTTATTAGCATATTCATAATCTGCTTTGTAACAGTCACGACAACAACACTTTCCAGATAACCATCTCATTTCACCATAGTACTCAAATTCACCACAGTATTTACATCTTACAATGTCATCCATTTTCATTTAGTTCACTCTTGTTAACAAATCTTGTTGCTTCAACATTTAGAGTTCCAATGTCAAATTTTATTCTCTCTCCAACTGACCATTCTCCAGAAGGATCGTCCTTTACATATCTTCCTATAAAGGCTGTACCAATACCAGTTGAGATGTCTTCTGGGACATTCCAATCTAAGACTCTTGAATTCTCTGCTTTTGCAATTACTTCAAGTTCACCACGAAACCCAAGAAAATAAGCATTTCCAGCAACATCTAAAATGTCCCCGACTTCAATAGGGTTTAACAGATTTTTCATTTAGATTCCTCCAACAAAGAATTTAGATCTTCCAACTCGTTTTCCATATACTTATCAAGAGTCATCATTATTGCTGGGAAATTCCTAGCCATCTCTAAGTCACTCTTAACCATGTCAATCATTTCTTTCAAACCCTCTTCTAAAATCTTTAATCTTTCTTTGTCAGACTTCATTTTGTCCTCCTTTTATTTAAGAGTTTATAACCCTTATACAAGTAACAACGCTAAGACTAAACAAAAACATCAAAAGAATAATAATTATACTGCTCTGAAACAACGTTTTAACGCTGTTTATGCCATAATAACTAAGTACTTTCCTATAATAAGGGTAAAACGTTAAAAATATTTTGAAAATATTTAAAAAATGTTTTGCTTTTTATGGCAACTTAGTTTATAATAAGGTTACAGGGGTGGCGAACTAAAAACCACCAAATAAAAACTAAGGAGATCTACAAAATGTTAAAAGAAAATTTGGACTTAAAAGAACTAGAAGAAGTGGTAGTAAATATTTCACGAAAGGCTTCAAGAAATTCGGATCACGTGGAATTCGAGGACATGGTTCAGGAAATATGGCTTCACTTATTTAAGCTAGATCAAAAGAGTCCAATTGAGAGTTTTGGGTTAGCAGTAAAAGTTGCTCAAAACAAAGCAATTGATATCATCCGAGCAAGTGGTAGAAAAAATGATTGTTTAAGAAATGTAGATTACAGCGACCCAATTGGACAAGTATTTGTAGAAAGTAATATGTCAGACCCAACTACTAAAATTGATGACTCTGCTTTGGAAATCTTAGAACTAATTGAAGCTCTCCCAGAAAAAGAAAGAAACTTCGTAATAGTAAAGGGTTACTTAAAAGGAAATTTGGAATGCTTGAAAGAAAAATACGAAAACTTGTACAATGCTTTAGAAGAAACAGAAAAAGAAAAAATCGATAACGACTCCAAAATCTTAGATGACACGATTTTAAAAGTATTCTTGAAAATCAAAACTGGTGTAAATTCTGGTTCTGCTAGAGGAATTAAGAATAATTTAAAATCCTTAATGTTGGGTTGTTAATAAAATGAAAACACTAAAAAATATTTTATTTGTCTCAGGATTTATCCTGGGACTTGGTGTTGCAGGTAAGTGTGATCTTGGTCTTTATACGAATTCACAAATATTTTTACAATCTTTGGCAAGTATAACGTTGTTAATGTTGTCAGTAACAATTAATACTAATAAAAGGAGAGTAAAACGATGAATGAAGATTTCGTAAAAATTTTAAAAAGACAACCATGTTTTATGATTGTCTGTACGAATATTGAACCAGACAGAAAAGAAGATGTTGAAGAAGTGTTAATTCAAATGGGAATTAGTGACAGAAGTATGGCAATGAGATGGAGACTTACAGACACAACTAATATCTATAGAGATGAAAAAGATCCGAGTTTATATCATTATGTGTTGGAATTTAGGAGTTTTTAATGAAGTACAATAAAGAAGCAATAAGAGTTCTGTCAGATATTGATCATATAAAGATAAGATCGGGAATGTATATTGGAGATGGAAAAGACCCAAGTCAATTATTCAATGAAACTTTTGATAATGCGATAGATGAGATTATGACAGGCTTCAGTGACAAGCTTACTGTTAATGTTGATTCTAAGGAAAACCAGTATTCTATAAGAGATTATGGAAGAGGAATACCCCATGGTAAGAAAGATCTTAATGGGGAGATGGTTGAAGTTGTTGAAATTCTTTGTACCAAATCTAACAGTGGTGGTAAATTTGATAATGATAGTTACAAGATATCTGGTGGTCTTCATGGCTTAGGTCTTACAATTACAAATGCATTGTCAGAAAGTTTGAATATCAAATCTTTCAGAGATAAAAAGTCTGTTGAATTATTGAGCAAGGATGGTGTCATTCAGGATATTCTTTATAACTCACATAAAGGTAAGAACGGAACTGAGATCTCTTTTATTCCAAGTAGAGACGTGTTCGGTTCACATATTATCCCGACTGATTTCATTGTTAACAGGTGTAAAACTGCATCTGCACTTGGATATCAGACAGAATTAGTTGTAGACAAAGAAGAAATAAATGTTGAAGCTGACATGTTTGACCTAATTCCAAAAGATGAAGAAGAATTAACCACTTATGCTCAGTTCGAAAAGATAAGAGTTGATTCCACTGATGGAGAGTTTATGCAAGTTGCACTAAGGTATACATCAGAAACAAATTCAAGACACTTTGGATACACCAACATGCTTTATAACTCTATTGGTGGGGTTCACGTAAACGAGCTTAACAAAGCACTTATAGAATGCTGGAAGAAATTTATTTCAGATAAGAAAATAAAACTGGAAGTAGAACTTAGAAACAATGATTTTCTAATTGGAGTAAGAACTGTTTGTGCTGTTTTTATTTCAAAACCAGAGTTCTCTTCTCAGACAAAAGATAAATTAACTGTTGATAAATCATACTTTTCAGATCTTATGTTAACATTTCAGGTAGAGATGCGTAATGTTCTTGATTCTAATAAAGATATCTCAATGTCTTTAATAAAGAGATTTGAAGAATATCGGATGTCTCAGAATAAACTACTTGCCAGAAAAGAAATAAGTAGTATGATAAAGATTAATGAGGATAGTCCTGATAGCATTCGAAGAAGATCTGTTGTTCCAAAGTTAATTGAATGCACTCAAAAAAGTCGAGTTGGAACTGAGTTATATATCTTGGAAGGAGACTCAGCCTGTTTTACAGGAGATACTGAAGTAACATTGCTAAATGGATCAGTAAAAACTTTTGAACAAATGGTTAATGAAGGAATAAAAGAATGCTGGATATATTCTTCAGAGAATATGAACTTCAAACCAATGCTTGGCAGAAACCCAAGAGTTACAAAGTATGTTAATGGCATAATTGAACTAAAGATGTCAGATGGATCAATTGTTAGATGTACACATGAACACGAGTATATTAATAGAGATACAGGAAAATGGATAAGAGCTGACGAGTTAAAAATAGGACAATCATTATTTAGCATAAAAAGAAGAATAAATGCTAAAGGCTATGAAGAGTACTATGATAACGACCAATGCAAGTGGATTTCTGTTCATAAGAATGTAGCTAATAATGTGCTATCTAAACAGTTGAAAGGTCTAAGATATGATTATAGAGATAAATATCCTGTTGTACATCATAAAGATGGCAAATTAAACAATGATCCAGATTTCTTAGAATGGATGGGTCATTATTCTCATTTTATTTACCACTCAAGATTTGCTACAAAAACAATAACAAAGTATAACAAATCAGACAAAGCTCGAAAAACTACAATTGCTATGAACAAAACTCAGGAACATAGAGATAAACTCATAAAAGCTCATAAAGATGGTAAATATAAGAATGCTACATTTAATACAAATGGGTATAATAGCTCTCAAAAACATCATGATGATCTTATTAAAAGAGCTAACACTGTTGAACATAAAGAAAAATTCAATGAAATGGTTGTAAAAAGTAATCAAAACAAAGAACATAATTTAACAAGAGTTAGATCAAGGATTACAAAAGTAATAAAAAGATGTATTGAATTAAATCTAGATATTACCAGAGAGAATTACACAATGGTAAAACTAACTGAGTTTAATCCAAAATGTGGAATTCCAACATATGAGAACATATTAAAATCTTTTGATTCGTATAACCAAGCAATAGAATACTCAATAAACTATAATTTATCTGTTGTTAACATTACTTATTACAATTATGATAAACCAACACCTGTTTATTGTATGACTGTTGATGGTTCTGAAAACTTTATGTTATCTAACGGATTAATAGCACACAACTGTGGACCTGCAGCACGTGCAAGAAACAAAGTTATTCAAGCAGTTTTACCATTGAGAGGTAAAATAAAGAATGTTACAAATATGTCTCCTAAAGAAGCAATCAAGTCACAAGAGATCTGTAATATTGTAAATGCAATTGGATGTGGAATTGGCTCTCAATGTGACAGTTCAAAATCAAGATATGACAAAATCATTATTAACAGTGATGCTGATGAAGATGGTAAAAATATTGTTTGTCTTGTTCTATCTGCATTCGTTAATATGCTCCCAGATATTGTAAAGGATGGTAGACTTTATATAGTTGAACCACCATTGTATGGTTGGCAAGATAAGGTTGGTTACCATTATTCAAATGATCGTAATGAGATCCCAAGTAATACCAAGTTCACAAGGTATAAAGGACTTGGAGAAATGGATGACGATGAATATAAATTCTGTTGTATGAGTCCTGATTCAAGGCAACTCACTCAAGTAGAATATCCAAGCGATATTGAACATTTTAATTTCTTGCTTGGAACCTCAGAAGGTAAAGCTTCTTTGCTGAAAGATATTGGAATTACAAATGACTTAAGAGTAGAATAAGAATAGTTTTATTGAGGTCAATGCGATGTGAAAATATTGTATTGACCTTAATCTATATAAGCTGTTTTTATCCAACAATAACGTTGTTAATTGTATTAAGGAAGAAAAAGGAGATAGTATGATAAAAGTAGTTGAGAATGCTAATGGTAATTTATTGTATCACAATACATCAGTTTACAGCTTAAGCAAGATCTTATCTGATAATAAGCTTGCTGGTCTTACAACACACAAAGGTGACTTTTGGATTGATGGAGAATCAAAATCTGGCATTAGTCTTACACGTAATTATAATTACATGGAAGACTGTACAAATGCTAAATTTATCTTCAAACGTGAAGTTCTATCAAGAAGATACAAGATCTTGCCATTCACAAGAGTTCAGTCGTTAAAAGCAAGAACATCAAAAGTCTTATCTTTCAGAAATGCATCTGAAGAGTTTCTGATTGGTGATATAGATAATCTGTTTAAAGTTACTCTATCAATAGTTGTAGATGAATGGGAGTATTCACAGTGCGAACCTGTTCCTTCTAAATGGAAATCAAAATTAGTCTTATTAGATAAACGTGAATTATACTAAAGGAGAGACAATAAATGTTAGGAATTGGGGAGATGGAAGAAGCATTAAATCTAATTGAGATTGCTGATGAAACACTTAAAGCAATGTCTGAGAATAAATATGAATATGGTAAAATTGAGTCTAGCAGACAAAGAGGATATCTAAAAGGTCTTAGAGATATGTTTGAGTTGTTAAATAAATAAAGGAGGATAATTATGACATTATCAAGAGAAGGGTACAAGAAGATAAATGAGTTAAATGATAAGTATAATATAAGTGCTTACGAGATTCAGAGTATTCCAGAGGTTGAAGAATTTTACAATAATCTTCAAATTGTTCATGGTCATTCTTGTATTGTTAGTGAGGACGATATTAATTTGATGATCAAGATTCTAGAAAAATTACAACAGTAAAGGAGAAATAAAATGAATGTGTCAACTAATGTAATAAGAAGTTCTGACAGCGTTGGTCATATTAAGTATATTCTTGAGGATTTACACAGTTTTAAACTAAAACCAGGATGGGAGATAATGTTAAAAATGCTTTTCTCTGAGTGTGACTATATAGAAGTTGCTGGTTCTGGACAAGATTGTATATTAATTCAACATACCACTGACAAAATTGTTGGCGAGCCATATTGTTACACATCAAATAATGAAGATTATCCATTGTGTGTAGGAATGAATGACTTGTGTGTAATGCCAATAATGGAATGTCATAAGTGCAATTTGTACGAAAATATGATTGAACAAGCTTATGATGACTGTATCACTGGGGAGGAAGTAGAATGAGTGCAAGACCAACTTGTTACACCCACAATGCTGAGACATTCCCATTCTGTAAAGGAGAGAAAGATCCTGCTATCAAACCTATTACTAACTGTAAGGCATGTATTATGTTTAAAGATACTTATAATTTTATCCAGAATTGTAAAATACCTAAGGATTTTTTATTAGTCTACGAGATACCAGCTCATGGACCACCATTTAATGATGTGAAGACTGAAAGATTTGAGTCTCATGAAGAAATGAAGAATTTTATCACTGCTGGAAGAAATAAATATTTTTACTTCATCGTTATTGAAGCATTATCCACAGAAAATTGTATTGATTATAGAGAGGAGTTTCCAAATGAGTAATAAAACAAAAAGATTTACAGATGAAGAGATTAAATTATATGCTGTTAGATTAAACGAGACAAGTAATAGTCTCTTTGTTGCGATTTCAGACTGTGAGAGTCTTCTTGGGGACAAAGTAACAGAAGAGATTAGAAAAGAAGGAATGGAATATGAGACGAACAACTTACTAAAAAGAGTTGTGAAAGAATATCTTGAGATTTGTGATACAAAGCATCTACAGAAGGTTCAAGAGTATGGGTCTTACTTCCAGGAATTTGACTGGTTTGGTTCAATCTTTAATGAAGAAGCAGATTTACAAGATCCAGATAAAGTCTATGACTCTGAAGGAAATCTAGCCTAACAGGTATTCGGAAAATATTATTGAGAGACTGTAATAGTCGCTCAGAAGTCAAGATAATGATAAATTTACTTTCTTTTGTACAAAACATAATTTAAAGGAGCATTATAAGAAATGTTAACTATGACAAAAGCACCATGCTATTCAAATGGTCAGGACTGTGTAAGAAGACGTGTCTGTGCAATTATTGGAAGAACTGTCTGTACAGAATGGAATGCATATGAACTTAAGCATAAGGAAGAAGTTGCTGAGGTTAATAAAAAGAAGAAGGTTGAAGATATTATAAATAATTTCAATCGTGAGAGTAAAGATTACAAAAAGACGTATTCAAAAAGATAGAACTAAGGGGAGGACAATGGAAGACTACAAATGGAATATAAATAAGGACAACGAGATAAATGCAATGTTGTTACATGACATGGAGAAAAGAGGAAGATGGTTAACAGAACTTGACAAAGAATTAGAAGAGTCAGGATCTGCTTCATATAAAGACATAGAAGACTTGCCAGGAGGTAGAATTTCAATACCTTGGACATGTGGTGCTGGAAAGACTGCAGCAATTCGGAGATTCATTGTTGAGAATGCTTACAAACGAGGAGTATTCTCGACAGAACTAATTGTTGATGTTGATGCCATGTATTATGATATTCAAAGCCAGCACTTCTTCTTAAAGAAAAGAAGATTAAGTCCTTCAACTGTTGTAAGATATCATAGTTCACTTGATGTAACGGTCTCTAAATTAAGAGATTCATCTTGGATTTTATGTACACATAACAGATTATTCATTGAACCACCAACAATCTTAATGACTATTGATGCGATGTCATATCCATTTAGAGTTGGAGCATACAGAAAATTCTTGTTCATTGATGAGTATCCTGTAAGCTTGTATCGTTCAATTTATGTTAAAGATCTGTCACCATTACAATATTTTGATACAATCTGTGGTTCTAACATGGTTGAAGATAATGAAGAGAAACATGTTCTTAGAAATCAATATCTGAAAGATGTCTATGATGAAGAATTACTTCTTAACCCAATTGGAACAGAAGCAATTAATAAACTTGACTGCTCATTACCAGTTGCAAAATATTCATTTGATAATGATAAGAAAAGAGGACTGTCCGATAATAAATCAGAGATTAATCGAGTAAGACTTGGTTACTTCACAAGTTTCTTTTTGGAGAAATTAGATTCTTACCTTAAAGATACTCCGTTTGAAGAACAGACCAAAGATGACAAACTGTATTATTCTATCAATGACTATTTAATTGACAACATTTATATTTTTGATGGTGTCAGTGATATTCTTCTTAAGGAATCTTCAAAGTTTGGAACCATTGATAATAAGTTTGAAAGAAAGTTAACTGTTGATAGTGTCTTTATTCTTAAGAATGAGATTAAAAGAACTAACAAGGTAACTGAAATAGCAGAATATTATTCAAAATTAATTGATAAAGTCTGTGAAGATAATAAAAATAAAAGAATTTTGGTATATACATGGAAAACGGGTAAGAAACTTAGTGAAGTAGATGAGGAAAACAATTATTTACTAGATCTCATAAAAGACACAATTAAGTACAAAGATAAAGTAGATCTTATTTCTTACATGTCTGGTATGGAGAGAGTAACATCTGAGTTTAAATCTGATGAGGTATTAATTGTTCTGGGAAAGTTCTTTATTCCAAATCAATCAATTAAAGAGATGAACATAATTGCTGGAACAGAATTAGTTTCAGAAGATTATACAGAGTCTTTAATAATTCAATGTATTTACAGAACTTGTGCAAGAGATACATTACCTTTAATCATCTACTTCACTGATGATTATGACAAGAGATTTATTAAGAAGGTTATTGAAGATTGTAATTGTAAGAATGAATATCTTATTATTGATGATTCTGAAAGAACTGACTTATTAAATGAAATCTCTCTTTTCAGTAAACTTGTTGATGGAATGAATGTTATTGATAGTTATGTTATGTCAATTGATGTTTTCAAATATTCAAGAATTGAGAACAACAGAGTTATTAATAAATTGAATAACTTAAAAATTGAATACGACTATGTTGAAGGTAGTGGAAGAAATAACAATTCGTATTACATGATTTATAATCAATTATAAATTTAAAGCCACGCAATAAATGAGCATTCTTAAGAAGCACTATTAATAATACCAAGATATTGCGTGGGTATTTAATAATTTAAAACTTAATGACTGAGGTCATCCATTGAATCTATCGATCCAAAGGACGACCCTGCGATTTTTTAAATTAGTTGCGTGGGTTTATTTTAAAAATAATTTGATGTTTAACAATAAATATAACGTTGTTAGTTATGTAAGGAGCTGATAAAAATGAAAAGAAAAGATAATAGAATGACTTTGTATACTCTGATACTTATCCATAGTATGAGAAATAATTCAACTGATAACAAAAGTCACGAGTCAATTGCAACCTCTTTAGGGATGGATTACAATGAATACTTAAGACAGTTGGATTTATTTAAAGACACTGGAATTTACAAGCTTGTTGGTAATTACATCAACAATATTAATATTAAAAATGCTAAATGTATTAAAGCAGTTTAATAACAATGACAGTATACAACAGCAATGATGTTCAGAAAGTATTTGATTATCCTCTTGATGGTATAATAATTGTAATAATGAGAAATGACTACAAATACAATAAGTCAGATAAAGTCATGATAAACAATGTACTATACAATATAGAGACTTCTCAATATACAAACAAGAGATGTAAAATGGGAAATGTTACAGGGATTATGTTAATGTTAATAGCTGACAGCGAAAGAGTTGATCTTATTTATATGGAGGAGTTTTATGGAGGTTCGAGATAGTGTTGAAATTGTTTCAGAGAATTACATTAGTTATTCAAAATACGTTATTGAAACAAGAGCATATCCAAGTATCTATGATGGTTGTAAAGCAGTCCATAGAAGAGTAATTTACTGTTGTGATAAGTTTTTACCAAAGAAGAAAGTCAAATCAGTAAATGCAATTGGTGAAATTGTAAAATTACATCCACATCCAAATTCAATTTATGGAGTAATTGTTTCAATGGCATCACAATATAATTGTTCGTTCCCATTATTTGAGACTAAAGGAAACTTTGGAGGGTTCGGACATGGTGCAGCAGCAGAAAGATATACAGAATGTCAAATCTCTGATCTAGCATCAAAGATATTTACACAATTTGTAGAATATGCAGATTTCAAAGTTGGAGAAATGGATATAGATGAACCATTAGATCTTCCTTCATTACTTCCTTTATGTTTTCTACATGGTGCCTATGGAATACCAGTCGGAATGCCAACTGTAAACATACCACCAATGAATCCAATAGACTTAATAAAATATTATCTGGAGGTTCTAAAGTCCAGAGATATTGAAACTCCTCAATCGATGGTTGTAAAACCAAATGTTGGGAATGTTAATATTAAATCTACAAAAGATGAATGGGTAGAGATTATGAGGAATGGTCAAGGATCAATAAAGTATGGTCCAAATATTACAGTTGGAGATGATAATAAGTCTTTAATAATAACTGGTGTTCCATCTAAAAAGAACTTTGAAGATGTAATGAAAGTTCTATCAGTTGAGATTAATCAGGACAGAGTAGATGCCAGAGATGAAACTTCAACTTCAACAAGATACGTTGTAGAACTCCTACCATATAAACGAGTTGATATTAATGAGATTAAAGAGAAGTTAGATAAGAAGTTAACAGTTAATGAGAATTTTAGATTTATCTTTTCAGATCATGGCGTTGCAACCTATTGTGGCTTTCATGAAGTTGTAAAAAGAAATTTAACTTATCTTGTAAAATGCTGTGAAAATAAATTCAAGACAGAACTTGAAGCAATGGAATATAAACTTAAAATCTTAGAAACAATTGAAGAGATGAAAAGTGATAAAAGTGTGCTAAAATTAATAGAAATGAGCACTTCTGAGGCTTTAACTTTTATTAGTGGTAAGTATGGTACAACTAAAGATCAATCAAAGACCTTGTTGTCAAAACCACTTTCATATCTTACAAAAGAATATAAGAATGAGATAATTGATTTAAAGAAAAGCATTGACAAGAACAAAAATAACAATGACGACATATTTCAGTATCTTACTGAGAAGTATACAGATCTTCTGAAAGATGTGCGAAAATTTATGAAAGGTGTAGAATTTTCAAAATTCTAATGTGTGAATCTGTTGAAGAATAAGAAGCTTAGGAAATATCTGAAAGATAAAATATTTCTTCTTGATGCTGAAAGAGTTTATCAGTTAAAGCCAAAGACTAACATCAGATCAATAAACGAACATGATATACATACTTTACAAGTTCAAGTGGACACTTTCAGAGAGGTGTTAAGATATCTTAATGACTCTGAAAAGAAGAAGGAATCTAAAAAGGAAGTTCTTGATCTAATAGAATCTGAATCAAAACGAATTAATAAAAAGAAACATGAACTTCTTGACAACGAAGATGCTAATCTACCTTGTGAATTCAATGAAGTTGATGTAATTGAAAGTCAAATTAACCTCTTAGAAGTTATCTCAGAACTAATAAATATTAAGGTAAAATAAATTATGGAAGGAGGACTAAGAGATGAGAGATGTAAAGCTTAATGGTAATGAGATACATATTAACGTTGATGAAGCGTTTGCTAATGGTATAATACAAGAGTATAACAAAGGTATCAAGAATAAGTTGCTGGCTGGGGAATCTGTTAATATTGAAGGGGTTGGAACTTTAAGATTAGGGTATCGTAAGGTTCGGAATTCTTATGGTCGAGATTTTGCTCTAAGAGTTAAATTTGAAAAGGATCAAGAATTTGATAAAGAGCTTTCTGAAGAGTACAACAAGAACAAAGAAAAATTTATACATCTAAGATAGGGAGAGACATATTGAAAATATTTGAAGTTATTCATGGCAGTAAAGAGGTAAGCATCACAATGACAGAACCTTCTATATTAACAATAGAAAACTTGACAACCAATATCAAGTCTTACTATGTGTTACATAAAGGTGCTTTAAAAGATGTTTGTAATGGTATCGGAATAAGTCACAGTGCTAGTAAAGGTTTATATCGAGCACATCCAAGAAAGTGGCTAGAATTTATAAATGAAATGATGGTTACAAATGAATTTAATTTAAATCATCTTTCTTATATTGTAGAATCTGGCACATCAAATGTAATATCAATCTCAGGTAACAATGATAAGCTGGTTGAGCAAATTGAAGAATTTGAAGCTCTCATTGATACTTTTGATGTAATGGCATATGTCAGAAATACATCTAGCACAATTCAGATTATGTTAAAATCTAAAGACTCAAAAGATGTTGACCCTTGCATTATTGCTATTGATATTGATACTGAATATGGGGTCTATTATATTTATAATGGTATGAGTAATAAAGATGGAATAATTCTTTTGAATGTTGTGCCAGTTATTATAACAGAAAATATCTCAGACTTTCTTTCAATCAATATTAAGTATGAGTTAGAAATCTCTGAGAAGCTCTCTGCCCTTAAGAAACTTGATTATGATACGGTTGTTGCCTCTAAAATTTCATTGTCTGTAAGAGAGGTATTTGAGATCCTCAAGAGATCTAAGGTAAGAGTTGAATGTGATGAAAACGGTCTTGCTGAAAGCATAAATGACTTCGAAGAAAGTGGTGTTATTATAGAATTTTTAGATTCATTTAACATGACTTATAAATCTTTGAAGAAAATCTCTGCACTAAGGAACAGTTTTAAAATTAATAAGCTGTCTTTAGAACAAATGATGGAAGTGCTTAGCTTAGAATATTACAACAAGTTCAATAATGTTAATAATGTTCTAATGAGTTATATGTATAATCTTTATTATACAAAGGAAATTGATGAAATCGTTATAACAGAAGAGCAATCAAAATAAGTTTCTGAGGAGATACTAGACATAATGATTGAAAAGATAAATTTGACAGATAAAGAGATCTACTGGTTTGAGGTCATCAGCAAGGATAGAAGTATTCTTGATAAGATGGAGAGGGAACGTGTTCTTGACAAAGCTGCAATAAAGATGACAAGATCTTTTATAGACTTTATGGATTTAATAATGAAGTATAATAATTTGAACTTCGGTCAGAATTTTGAAAAAACTAAAAGGCTTATAAGATCTAAGAGAAGTATTCCAACAACACTTCTTGATTACAACAACTATGAATATGTTATGTTTAATGGTCTGTACATCGTAACTGATGTTGTGTTTATTGATAAACCAATATGTCTTAAGTTCTTTAAGGAACCGACACCTGAGAATAAGACTATAATGGGGATACCACAAGAATTAGAATGTCATACAATACAATATCTTGATAGTGCTCTTGGAGTCGGATTATGTAAATCAAGTATAATAGACGATTATATCAGGTTCCAAGCACACTGGTCATATCCTGTTTTATAAGAAAGGACATAATAATGGAAGCATTATACTTTATAATAGCAGTTGGACTTACTGTCTTAAGCATTAAATTATTTGTAAAAGTAACTGATGGATATTACATCGGTAACAACAGTTTCATTTTAACAATGTTACTGTATGTACCAGTCGTTGCTTTGGGATTCTTTTCTAGCTTGTTTGCTTTAATGGAAATTCTATACTATGTAACAGAGGTTATGTAATAAAATTAAAAGGATGTGTCTAAATGGTTAAAGTCTACAGCGATTGGATCTATATTGATAATCAAGACCCATGTTTTAAAATGCTAATGACAGAAGCTGTTTGTATCGAAAAATCGAGAACTCAAAGAATGGGTAAAAGAATAATAGATATACCAGAGAGAACAATCAGGCTCTATACATTATCTGAAGATAAAAGGATAATGATATTACCAGCAGGGTTGTTCTTTTTATTGAAAAAATATTTTGTAAGGTCTGATGTACAAAATTATTTAAATACTTCAGAGATATCTACTGTCGACGATCTTATATTCAGTATGAATGACTATAAGAATATTCTTCCAGGAATTGAGTTAAGAGTCGTACAATTAGTTGCTATGAGAAAAATTTTGCATTATAAAAGATGTGTCATCCAGATAAGTACTGGTGGTGGTAAAACAGAAATAATGTGTGGTGTTGTTAAAGTTCTAAATAAGAAGACTGGAGTCACTCCAACAACCTTAATATTAGAGCCAACTGTAAAATTAGTTGAATCAACAATTAATAGATTTGATAAGTATGAGATTGAAACCTCAAAGTATTCAGAGAACAGAGAGATAATAAATAACACAGTTAATATCTCACATCCAACTTCTCTATGCAATGATCTTAAGAAGAATCCTGACCTGTTAGATAATGTCGAGATTTTGTTTGGAGATGAATGTCACCATATGTCAAGTGACACTTTTAGAACTCCAACATATAGTCTTAGTAATATAATTTATTCAGTTGGGATGTCAGCATCAGCAATTGATCATTCAAGAGTTAACAGTGAACAAATCTCAGAATTTAACCACAAGGAACTATTGATACTCGGAGCAACTGGAAGAGTCGCTTTAAACATAACTGCAGGGTCTTTAATAGGCAATAAACAATTATCCGTACCAGTTTTACTCGTTATAAGTAACCTTGCAGATGAGCCTATTGGAAAGGATGATATTACAAATTGGCATGTTATCTCAAAAGAAAGATTAGAATCTGATCACCGATGTCAGTTAATTGCAGACACTGCTAATTACTTTCATTCAGTTAATCGTAAATCTTTAATACTCGTTAGAACAAGAAGATGGGCACACAAGATAATGCAATTATTAGATAATTATAATCTGTCAGATACATGTCGAGCATCTTTTGGTGGTGGAGTTTTTGAGAAATATGTTGATGGGGAGTTTATTCAAGATAAAGATGATGTATTTTCTAAGTATGAGTCGGGAGATTGTAGTATACTAATAGGGACTTCACATTTATATGAAGGAGTTGATATTCCAAATCTTGATGTCATAATTCTTGGTTATGGTGGTAAAGGAGAAAGATTACAGATACAAGGTCTTGGTAGAGTTTTAAGATTAACAAAGACTGGTAAGATGGCATGGATTGTAGATTTCACAGATTCTGCTGATGTTGTTCTTTCAAATCATAACAGACTAAGAATGAAAAGATACAGAGAATTAATAAACATTCCTGAAGATAAAATCTTCTATAATATTGAAGTTAAAGAAATAGAAAATATTTTTAATAATTTTGAAAAATAATGATGTTTATTAGATTTAGTGACGTTGTTAGTTGTGTAATGAAAACGAAAGGAGAAATAAAAGATGAGAAGTATTCGTGGTGAATTTATTGTAATGAGCGAAATAACAGGTGAGGTACTATCCCCATCATTTCAAGACTATGATGATGCTATCAAATACTTCCATAAAGAAGTAAGTAAATCTGAAAAAGGTCTTGCACTTTGTAGAATTATTTCAACTACAAAGACAGACAAGATTGAAACATTGACAGTTTAAAAAATCTTAAGATTGGTGTGGCTTAACGTATGAAGGGAACAAGTAAAGAACTTCAAGAAATCTCATTAGTTGCTTTGGTTAATGACCCATATCTTCTTTCAAAGTGTATGAAGGAAATAAATGAAGAGTTTTATATTAATTCTTCCTTTAAATTAATTTACAAGTGTTTGAAAGATTATTACACAAGGTACATGACGGTTCCAACAGAAAAAGAAATGTCCATCATTGTAACTAAAGCCCACTCAGAAAATTATGGTTTAGTTCAAGATGCCATAGATGCGATAGATAGAATTTACAAAACTGAAATCTCAAGTGAAAATTTTCTATATGAACAGGTAACTGATTTCATAAGAAGAAATAAAATTGAGTACTCATTAAATAAAGCTATTGGGTATATGGAAGATGGAGAAATAGATCTAGATCGAGTTGCTTTAGATCTTAGAGATAGTATTTATCTCAATTTTGCTAAGTCGCCTGTTTATAATCTTTCAGACGTTAGTAATCTTAATAACATTAAAGAAGATGCCTTGGGGTCTGTAGATAACCCTGTAATTGTTAAATTCTTTATTGACTCTGTTAACTGGTGTATGCAGTATGGTGGGTTAATACCTGGAACTCTTAACATGGTAACAGCTCCTCCTGGAAATGGTAAAACAACAATGTTGATAAACCAAGGTATCTCAACTGGTCAACAGGGATTTACCTGCCTTCATGTTTTCTTAGGAGATATGAAAAAGTACGATGGTTTAATACGATATTTATCATGTCTGTCTGGAGTTGATACAAAGACGATCATTGGGTTTACAGAACCAGAATTAAAAGCATTCATTCAGAAGTATAACATGTCAGGTGTTCTTAGTAACATCTTTATTGCATCTTATGGTGCAGATGAATTATCAGTATCACAGTTGTTAGAAGAAATAATGTCTATACAAAAAGAACATCGAGTTCATTTCAATATGATAATTATTGACTATGATGAAAATCTATCAGAAGAACAAGATAACATGTACAAATCTGGTGGTGATGTTTATAATAAAGTAGCATTGTTTGCAACTATTAATAAATCAGTAATTATGATTGCTGCACAACCGAAACCAGCATTCTGGAAGTGTGAAGTTATTCCATTGGAAGGTGCTTCAGAGTCTTCAAAGAAACAAAAGATTATTGATTTAATGCTTACCATGGGGAAACCTGGAATTAGCTCATCTGTTGGTACTATTTTTATTGCCAAAAATCGACGTGGACAAGACAATAAGTTGATTCGCATTAGCATTAATGGCGAAAATGCCCAGATGAAAAATATTACAGAAGAAGAATATGTGAGGTCTAAGCAAATGGATAATCCAGCAAGAACCACAGTTTCTGAACAAAGTTAGACATGGCTACTCTTAATGACATCTATAATAAGTTTGGCATGGATTTTAAAGAGACAGATGGTGAGAAACCTCATTTAAGATATTGTTGCCAATTTTGTGAAGATAAGATAGGTAAAGCCGATAAAGATTATAAGCTGTATATTAATATTCAGAACAATCGTAGTTTCGGAAAATTTTACTGTTTTAAGTGTCATTCAAGAGGAAGCTTAGAAACTAATAACGAGTCATATTATGGTGTCTATGATAATCTTGGGAGATACTTAGAATCTTACAAGAACAATGTAGATGAAGAAGAAAGTAATATGTTCTATGTTGGTAATGCAAGGATTGTTAAAGATTCAATGGCTTATAATTATTGTATTAGTCGTGATATAACCGATGAACTTATACAATACTATAATATAAGAGTTGGTACTGGAGACCTGTTCGGAAGAGTTGTAATTCCAAATACTCTTTTTGGAGGTAGTTCTGGTGTTTGGACTGATATGTTTTCTTCAAGAACTTATATTGATCAAATACCAAAATATTTAAATCCATCTGGAGCAACTAAAACAGGAGCTGTGTTTAATATTAACAATATAAAGAGTGGTGGAGATATGTTTATTAATGAAGGTGCTATAACCTCAATCTGTGCTGGAAAAGAATCCGTTGCAGTCTATGGTTGTCATCCTTCAAAAAATCAAATAAGCTCTATTGTTAACAAGAATTCACAGAATTATTACTGTACGTTAGATGGTGACGAAGCAGGAAGGGACGAAAATGTAAGATTAGCAGAAACCCTTAGTAAGAAGTTGGTTGGTAACAGTGTTGTTTATCTAGTTAATATGCCATCTGATAAAGATGCATCTGACTTAGGAAGTAAATTATACAAAGAATATGTAATGGACAATAGGATACTACATTATTCCGCAGTCTATACAAAATTAATGTCGTTCAAATACTCAAAATAAAATAAGAAGAGGTTACTAAATGGATATCGATTTCTCAAAACTGCAACAAATGGCGAGCACTGAATTAGAGGAAAGCAACAAGAGTAACAATAATAGTCAATACAAATTAGTCTATCCTGGCGATGGAAAGATTAAAGTAAAATTACTTTACAACATGAAAATGAGTGGCGTCCAGCGTAAGATTATTAGACATGATACTGGAAAAGGTAAAGTATCTTGTTTACAAATGTACGGAGAAGAATGTGGTATCTGTGGCGCTATTCATTCTGCTGAAGAACTGCTTGGCAAAGAATGTGGAGCTTATCAAAAATACGGTTACAAGATTCGTGGGATCTGTTATGGTCAAATTACTTTCTTAAGTGATGGATACTTCAAGAAACCAGATGATCCAAAGGTTGGAGACGTTGTTTTGTTAATGTACCCAAAAACTGTTTATGACCTGTTCAATAAAATTATTGTTGACTCAGGAGAACATATTGGTGGTTTAGTTGCTGAGAATAAAGGTCGTGTTATTGTAATTGATAAGGAACAACAAGCTAATGGTTATCCAAAATATACTGTTGCAGTTGACCCTTATGGTGAATCAATCTCTTGTGTAGATGATAAAGGTAATCCTGATAATGCTGCATTTGAAGCACTGTTAGAAGAGATTCCAGATTTAAGAGAAGATTTCTCTCCAAGATATCCTGATGAAAAAACAATGACTGCTGTAAAAGCTCTGGCAGAAGTAATAAATACAGAATATATGAGTTCACATGTTATCTCACCGAATAATAAAGAAACTGCTAATCCAGCACAAAATCCTCCTGCTGCATCAAGTATTGCTGATACAGCTAAAACAACCACTAATGATGGTGCTCCTTTCGATGGTGGTACTCAAACTGCTCCATTAGATACTGCTGGAAAACCTGATTGTTTCGGTAAGCATTCAGATGGAGAAAGAAAATGTTTAGTTTGCTCTCATGAAGTTGACTGCACAATAGAGTCTTAATATGGCAGATGCTAATTGTTTTGACAATGATTTCTTTGAGGACTTAATTAAAGATACAAACTTTGTCTTAGCTAAGACTGGTTCTTTAATGAGTTCTCGAAAGAAGGTGTTAACCCCACTATATGCAATTAATTGTATCTATGGTGGGGGAATTCCCCTTGGTGTTATTGGTGAGATCTCTGGACCTCCAGGGTCTGGGAAATCAACATTTAGCTATCAATGCATGGCAAATTACCAAATTGCATATCCTGAAGGAATTCCTGTAATTTACGATATGGAGTCTTCTATGGATGATATAAGATTGGGAATGTTAGGTGTTGATACAAACAAATTATTACGATTACCAGCAACTTCTATGGAAGAAGCATTTGCAAGCATGTTTGCAATAATGATCAAGATTGAAGAGAAATGTAAAGAATTTCCAGATATCTCATCATTTCAGATTTATGATACAATCTCAACTGGTGGTACGAATAAACAACATGAAGCAGTTGAAAATGGTAAATCTGTTATGAATGCTGGTGGTATGCAAGAAGCACCAAGAATACTTAAACAGAATCTTGGTAACTTGTTTCCATACTTAGAGAAGTTTCCTGTATTCGTTGGATTGCTTAATCAGGTCTTTACACAAATGGGAACCTATCAATCGTCAGTAAAATCTGGTGGTGGTTTCGGTCTTAAGCATGGTGCTCACTTCCATATTACATTTGGTAACAATAAAGATGTATTTGAGGATGGGTTCATCGCTGGAACTGAAAGTATGATAAAGCTTGAGAAAAGTAAGTTATCTCCAAAGTTTGTTGATATCCCATGTTATATTGATTCAAGACATGGTGGAAGAATTGATGAAGTTGACAGCTTCGTTAAATATCTTTCAGACTCAAATCTTGGAATCATAAAAACTGGTGCATGGTTCAATATTAAAGATACTATTGACTCAATGATTGTAGATTATCCAGGTCTTGAAAAGAGAGAAGATCTAGTGAAGCTTGGAAGGAATCTTAGAAAAGCAGATATGTATGCTGAGATACATGCTAACTCAGACTTATTGAATCTGTTACAGATAAGATTGATAGATTTTATTAATAACATCTTCCCAATGCAATCTCTGGTAAACGAGGATTTTAAATTTGAACTGATTGATAATTGTTGTTACTTTGATGAAATAAACGTTGTCAAAGAAGACAAAGAAAATTAAATAAAAATAATGATGTTTCTTTAGCTGTTTTTATATAAAGCCAACGTTGTTAATTGTGTAAGGTTAAAAGCCTTAAATAATTTAAAGAAGAGGTATTTAAAATGAGAACAGCTACTTGGAATAATGTTGGTATGGATGTAAAAGGAAATAAAACAATCGGAGAAGTGTTAAAAGCTTCAAACTTGGATTATCAAGTTGCAAAAAAGAATGTTTATCTCGGAGTTGACAAGAGACCTAAAATTGAAAACCAATATGCGACAGTTAGAAGTAGTGACAATCATGTTTATGGAATAGTTGGAGACGGATACCAAATCTGTCAAAACGAAGAAGCGTTTGATTTCGTTGAGTACATTGACTCAGATGTAAATTTTGTAAGAGCAGGAGAAACTGCTTGGGGAATGGTTTATATTATTGCTGAACTTAATGAGTTCAAGATTCTTGGAGATAAGTTTAAACCTTATGTTATTTTCCAGAATGGTCATACTGGTGGAATCTCAATCAAAACTTCAATCAGCCCTCTTCGAATGGTGTGTGAGAACCAGTTTAGTTATGTTTTCAAAAATGTTGCTAATGCTGTAACAATCCGACATTCAGGAGATCTGGAATACAAATTTGAAAATGCAAGACAAACGCTAAAACTGTCCAATGAGTATTCAAAAGCACTGGACAAGAAGGCAGAAGAGATGTTCCAAATCAAAATGCCTGAGGACAGATGTATTAAAGTGATGCAAAACTTCTTTGAGATCACAAACGATATGTCTGAAAGAAAAATGAATTCAATCATTGCAAAAAGAGATGACTTGGTAACAAGATATTTCGAAGAAGACAACAATAATTTCAAAGGAACTGCATGGGGTCTGGTAAATGCTTACAGCGACTTGGTAACTCACGAAGAACCAGCAAGAAGATCTAAGAACTGGGAAATTAATAAGTTTACGAATGTTACTTTCTCTAATGCTGTTAGCTCCTTCTCTGATTACGTTGTTGAAGTTGCTGTATAAAGTTACAAAATAAAGGGATGCCAGTTTAGTTATTGGCATCCTAACTAATATTAAGGGGTTAATTATGGAAAAACAATTTAAAAAAGTGTTGGCAATAGATGGTTCGTACTTATTGCATCGTCAGTTACATATCAATGAGATATTTGAGCTGAAGAATAATAATGGAGATAGAACTGGTGGTGTGTTTGGATTCTTAAGATCTTTGAATAATGAGCTGAAAACTTGTGGGGACTATTTTCCTATTGTTTGTTTGGATAATGGACTATCACCAAGAAGAACGAAAGCTGACCCATGTTATAAACACAATGACATCAGAACAGATAATAGCAAGAAAGTTCTAACAGTCGAAGAACACAAAGATGATTACATTGAACAATACAGGATTCAGAGAAACATGATTTATGAACTTCTTAGTTACTTTGGAATACCTTGTCTTAAATTCAGAGACTGGGAAGGCGATGACTTGTTGTATATCTTATCAAAGATATCTGAAGAGAGCATGATCTTAACGGATGATAGAGATATGTTACAGCTCTTAACTCCAGATTGTGTTGTAAGACGACCAATGGCAAAAGAATTAATTAATTATAATGACTTCATCGAAAGTAACAATTATGATCACATTGATGATTTCATTATTGCAAAAGCAGTCCTTGGAGATGGATCAGATAATATTCCTGGTAGTTGTAAAGGTGTTGGTAAAGCTAACATTAACAGTCTAATAAAGCTCCTCAAGAGTACAATTATGATGAGTGAGAGCTATCCAAAAGAAATGGACGAGATGAAAGAACTCTGTACAGATCTTGATATCAAGTATCGTAAAGCATTCTTAAACTTTGACATTGATAGATTTCGTATTAACATGGAACTTGTGGATCTTAACAGAGTTGAAGTAACGGAGAGCATTCTTGACTCTATCGTCTCAACAATTAATAACTGTAAGAGTAATATTGATTATTTCAAAGCAGTCTCTTATTTAAGTAATCTTGAGATAAAAGAGTTCTCTGTTGACAATCTGATAGCTCTTGTTTCAAATAAGTACTCAAGCTTGATGGTGGACTAAATGATAAATATTAATGACAAGATTTCCAGCATTACTCTGTTCTTAAAGGACATTGTTGATTTATCAGATGATGAAGTAAACATTATAAAATCATCTATTGGCTATTTGCATGAACTGACTCCGACCGATGGTCCAGGAGTCTTTTTTAAATCTCAGAACCTAATTTCTAACTCTGAAGATTTATCATGGGTAATAACTGTTGTAAAAAATACACGCAATAAAATAAGTTCTCAGATTAATTTAATAAAAGATCCAGAGTTTACAATGTTAATTAGAAATGGTAGACCATCAACCGCTGCAATAGAACATGAGATCAGATTTAATAATGCAAGTATTCCAGGACTTGAAGACAACGTTATGGTTCTTGATAATATTATAGACTATCTTAATAAGATCCAGCTTAATATTGACAGATATATCTGGCTACTTAAATCTAAAAGCGATTATTTAAAATAAGATGTTTAAGTCTATAATAAACGTTGTAAGTTGTAGAAAGGTTGGTGTTTATTTTTGATCTGTTCAAAATGTGAGATACATAAATATACTCAAAAACAATGTGAACCTGTTGGATCAGAGTCACCAATGATATATTTTATTGGAGAAGCTTCTGGTTATGAAGAGAAGGTTACTGGGAAACCATTTTCTGGTAAAGCTGGACAATACTTCAGGAGTTTAATAGAGAGTCTCGGAATAAATGAGAATAATAGCAGATTTAATAATATGGTTAAATGCTATCCTCAAACTTCCGAAGAAGACATGACGTTTAGAACTCCTACTGATGAAGAAATTGATAATTGCATTATTTCAACATTAAAGGATATTAAAGGAACTAAGCCAAAAGTAATATTTCCATTGGGTGCAACAGCATTAAAAAGTCTGGTGCCAGAAGCAACTGGGGGAATTACTAAGAACCGTGGCAAGGTTTTTAAGTTCGGAGAATACTACATTGTTTCATCATTTCACCCATCTTATCTATTAAGACAAGTAAGTAATGATACAATAAAGAATGATTTTATAAATGACATAAAATTAGCAATTAGCATTTGTTCAGATGCTGAATTCATTCCAGAAAGATCTAAAGATAATAAGAGTAAGACTGTCAAATGTCTTACTTATGAAGACTTTGATAATTTCTGTAAAACTGAGATAGATCCATTTGATGACATAACATATGATGTTGAGTCAAATGCTCTGGAAGTTCATAATGTAGATTTTGAATTAGTTGGATTCTCTTTGTCATCACGTAAAGAGGTTGGGTGTTACTGTGCTTTAACTTCATTAGACTTCGAGATGAATATTGCTGACGTTAATAAAGTAATAACAAGATTAAAGGATATTCTGGAAACTAAGAATATAACAGTTTATAACTGTCAATATGAGGTTCCTGCTTCACTTAATTATCTAAAAGCTAAGATGGATAGAGTTGATGACATTTTTGTCCTGGTTAAGCTTATGATGGGTAATGCTGATGTTTATCAAGGTAATGGCGGATTAAAAGCACAATGTGTAATGAATCTAAATTATTTTGACTGGTCTGAAGACCTTGACAACTACTTCAAATATCTTTCAGATTACAACAACAATGTTAGTGAAATGAATATCCTAATGTCAAAATATTATTCAGGTACAGGACTAATAAATATTATTCAATTAATAGAACATCTTAGTATTAAATTGAAGTCTGAAAAGAAAGTCAAAGTCATCTCATATGGTAATGTCCCTTTAGAACTTATCAGCAGATATGGTAGTACTGACTCTTCTATCTTATTTGAATTAAGAGATTTCTATCGTGAGTGGATGGTCAGAGAGAATGAAATTCTTGATATTGATCTTAATATTGGTTACAAGTACTGGATGATGCATCATAGAGCAGGTATTGATCTTGAAATGAATGGTGCTCATTGGAATGACAAGAGAGCTACAATAGTTGAGAACTGGTGTGAAGAAGGAATGCTTAACAGTCTTAAGAACATGGTAATCTCACCATTAACAAATGACTACCTTAAACTTAAATTGAGAGAACAGTTCTTGCAGTTTTTAAAGAATAATTATATCTCTGAGATTCTTGGTAAGGACATTGTTCCAAAGAAGATGTTCAAGAATACGATGGATGTAGAAGTTAAAAGTGCTCAAGCAAGAGAAAAATTATCAAAAATGAGTCTTGAGGTAAATGCTACAACAAATATCTGTAAACTCAAAAATGGTAATATTGAAACCCTTGCAAAAGAATTTCTGGATGTAAATGCTAATCTGGAAGATGAGTGGTTTACAAAATATATCAGAGAGTATCGGGAAGAAGAGCATAATGTAGCAGAATATAAATCTCTGTTTAACCCAAATTCAACGAATGTTGAGTATCGTAATTTTATTTCAGGATTATTAATAACAACAGAAATAAGATATGCAAAGATTTATGCTGACTTAATTAAAGAAGTTGAGACTCCGACTCATGATATTACAAGATACTCAGGAGAAGATGAAAGACTCTTTATGTTGATTGATAAATTAAGAGTTAACAATGAAACACCAAGCTATCAGAAATTTAAGTTATTCATGAAATACATGGGTAAAGATGGAATTGCGTTCGTCTCAAGACCAATAAAGAAAACAATTAATAATGCTCTGAAATATGAGTTATCATCATTAGACTCAGGTACAATGAATGAGGTCTATGAACTTTATCTTATCTGTGGAAATGATGTAGAAGACAGTAAGACTTGGAATAAAGAATTTGAATGGTTATTTAATTATAAGATGTTCAAGAAGTTCTCTAAATTGTTGTCAACGTATGTAAATGGTAAGGTTGGAAGAAGTAATGTCTATTATGTTGATAGAGAGTCTTACCAGAATGGAGATCCATTAACAAAGAGATTACAGAAGTATGATTCTAATCTTGACAATACTGGTAAGTGTATGCTGATGCAACAAACGTTTGCTATTAACCTTGCTGACTCAGGAAGATGGAAATCAGGAATTCATAATCTTCCTGCTGGAGATGCTGTTAAAAGAATCTTCTCATCAAGATTTCCAGGAGGATGTATCGGATGTCCTGATGGTAGTCAAATGGAAGTTAGAACTCTTGCTGCAGAGTGTAAGGATGAAAATCTATTACAAGCTTTTAAAGATAAGCTTGATATCCATAGGTATTTCGCTCATCTAATTTATGATGTAGAATATGATGAAGTACTAGACTGGCAACGTGGTTTAGCTAAGAATGCAGTTTTTGGTATGATCTACGGAGAGTCCGAGAAAGCATTTGCTGATTCATACCTAAATGGAGATATGGTTAAAGCTAAAGAAATCTTTGGTGGTATGTATAATGGATTCCCAAGAATAAAAGAGTACATTGACAAGGCTCAGAATCAGTATATCAAGTTTAACAAAGTAACAACATTAACTCAAAGATATATGATCTTAGACAATCCAATGATAGATCATAATGCAATGCTGAGAAAAGCTCAGAACTATCCGATTCAAGGAAGTTCAGAGGATATTGCTGGAGTCATAATGTACAAATTATGTGAGTACATTCATATAAATAAGATGAAGTCAAAACCATTTTGTTTCATTCATGATAGTATTGAAATAGACTTTCATCCAGATGAAACTTTCCAGCTAATTGAGAAGATAATTTGGCTTTTCAATGAATTCCCATTACAGGAGTTTGGTGTTCCTGTTGCTTGTGATGTTCCTATTGGAATGTCAATGGGTCAAGAAATAGAAGTTGAGCATCTTGTGTCAACTAATAACTATACCAATAATGAAATAGTTCTTGTTGGATTCTTAGATGATATCGAGGAGCTTGTTGAGAACTGGAGAACAGTTTATAAATCTGTTGAACTTGATCCTGAGTTTGATGGTGGTAAACCAAAAGAAGTTTATGTCCCATTCGCAAAAGCATTCTTGCCAGTAAAAGCATCAATTTCAATGCACATGGGAAGTAACCGATATAAAGTAAAACAGAAATATAATATTCTGACAAAGTAGATGTTTTAGATATTTACAGACGTTGTTACTTGTATTGGAGGTGTGTTATGAAAAAAGTTGAAACTCTAAGTGGCTACAGTGCTTACTATGCAGAATATGGTGAAATTGCAGAGAAGATATTATCTGGGAACAGATGCGACTGTTGTAATTCTACAATTAATTCTGGGTACTTAATACCTGTTTTGAATACTTACATCTGTAAATCCTGTTTTGATAAATGGAATGAAAGTGACTTGTACTATGAAGATGATAGGAAAGTCGATGAACTAAGATCTCAAGCTTATGAAAAATTAATTGGGTTGGAGGACTAAAAATGGAACAAGATGTAGAAGAGTTAATTAATCTGATAAAGTATGAGATCTCTTTAGTCTCTGCTATTGATGATGGTGATATTGGATATATTAATGGTCTTGAAAGATCATTAGATATAATTAAGGAATGGAATAATTCTAAAGAGGGGATTAATATAAGAGTATTATGGAACTCAGAGAAAAAGTAGTTATGCAGAGAGCCATCGACAGTCTGGAGAACGAAATAGCCTTGTTAAATACAATCTTATACCCTTCTTTCCCAAGTTATATTAACGGTCTTAAAAGAGCTGTAGAGGTTCTTAAAGAATTCATGAGTGCAAATTATTAAATTAAATGGAGGTTTAATTATATGGAACAACAACTAAGTGACGTTTACATCAATTTAAAATCTATTGTTGATGATGAAAGAAAAGAAGATTTTGGTAACCTAATGACATTCCTGGAACAGAAGACTGCTTACCTATCTTCACCAGCAAGCAGTAAGTACCATCTATCAGTACCAGGAGGATTATTATTTCATTCCTGTTCAGTAACACAACAGTTATTAAAGCTCAAGAAAATAAGTGCTCCTGAGATTTCTAATGCTTCTTGTGTAATTGTCGGATTATTACATGATGCAGGTAAAGCAGGAGTTGAAGGTCAAGAGCAATACATTGTTAAAGAGCCAACTGATAAGCAGAAACAATATGGATATACTGCAACACCACCTTACCTTTACAATGATCAAATTGTTTTTATGGAACATGAGACAAGATCTCTATACTTGATCCAGAAACACCTAAAGCTTACAGAACAAGAATGGTGTGCAATTGCTTATCACAATGAGCCTTGGAATGGAAACAAGTCAAGCTTTAAAAAGAATAAGCTGTTAACGCTTCTTCAACAAGCAGATTACTGGAGTGCATTATACTTGGAAGATGGTGTAAAATAATGGCAGAAGAATTAACAAGAGAAAATGGATTACTAACTTTATTCGGAGAAGGGAGGTGTGCTCTCCGAATAACCTCAGGGTTTCAGTTGAATGAATTCTTTCAAGATATTAAGTATCTTGAAATACAGAACAATCTAAATTATGACACTGCACATCAAGTCATTAAGGACAATAATGCATTAATCTTTGAAGTTGTCAGAAAAAATGGCATCAACATCTTAGATTATTCTGTTGTCAGTAAAGAATATAAAATTGAAAATTATCTAAGTCTTGAAGAAGAAGTACAAATTGCTGAAGCTTGGAATAATATATGAAACTTGGCATCTATTCTGATGTTCATGCCTGTTATAACACAAGCATTCTTCCAACATATATTGATGGCAATAAATATACAACAAGACTTGGAATGGTTGTGGATACTTTCAAATGGATGTACAATGAATTTGAAAGTAATGGCGTTGAACTAATAATAAATGCTGGTGACTTATTTGATAGTCACACTCTTAGAGCAGAAGAGATAACAGCAATAACAGAAGCTTTGTCTTATTCTAAAGGAACAGAAGAGATCCATATAATTGGTAATCATGATGTTCTTGATTCAAAAAGGGAGTTCTATTCTCCCTCTTTTTTAAGTAATTATTCATTTATAAAAGTCTATAACAATCCAGAAGTGTACAATTCAGAGATCTCTTTGTTACCATATATGAAAGCAGATGAGGTTTCTGATTCATTATTACATTCATTAACCAATACTATCTTAATCTCTCATGTAGATATAAAAGGGTCACATCTTAGACCAGATTTTTTAATGGATTCTGGTGTAAATCCTGAGTTTCTTGCAGAGTACTTTAATCTGACAGTAAATGGACATCTACATACAGCAGAGAAAATCTCCACTTCTAAGAATGATGTTTGGAATATCGGAAATTGCACAAGTGTCTCATTCAATGACAGCAACAATTACACTCCAAGCATTTGTATCATTGACACTGAAACTCTTGAAATAAAGAGGATTAATAATCCACATGCAATACTCTTCAGGAGACTAAGGATTAAGTCATTACAAGAACTTTTAACAGGACTTCAAGATCTTGACAAAGGATACAAATATGCAATAAGAGTTACAGCACCTTATCATCTGAGAGATAATGTTAAAGACATAATAAACAGTCATGATTATATTGTTGCAAGCAGGATAATCTCAGATATTGAAAACTCTAATAGCATAAAGAGTGCAGATGTTAATCTTGTAAGTAACTTTAACATTAAAGAAGAGTTTATAAAATACTTAAAATCTTGTGAAACTCTTAGCTATCCATTAGAAGAGTATCTAGAACTGTTAGAGGTGTTAGAAGATGTATCTTAAATTTAATGAAGTAGAAATTTATGGCTTTCAATCCATTGGAGAAAAGTCAGTTATTAATCTCTCAAATAGAGGGGTTGTCCTAATAAAAGGGATAAATAATTATGAGATGAATGCTACATCCAATGGGTCTGGTAAGTCATCTATCTTTGAATCAATCTTGTGGTGTATCTATGGTAAGACCTCATCTGGAACTGCTGATCCAAGTAATAAGTATTTTAACAATGGATGTTATGTTAAAGTTAAATTTATGGTTGATGGTCAGAACTACACAATAATAAGGTCTTGTTCACATTCCAAATTTAAAACAGGTCTAATTCTTTACAAGGACGAAGAAGATATTTCAGGAAGAAACAAAACTGATACAGATAAGATTATTAGAAATGATATTCTTAAGATGAGTCAGGAAATATTCTTATCAACAATATTCTTAAGCCAAGGTTTCAGTAGTAGAATAAGTTCATTACAACCGTCTGGAAGAAAAGAGAGAATTGAGATCTTAACTGAGAACGCTGAACAAATTGAAGAGTTCAAAGAATCAGTTAGCAAGATTAAGAATGATTTTTCAGCTGAGTATCATAAAATTCTTGAATTAATCTCATACAAGAGTGGTACGATTGATAGTCTTACCAATAGCTATGATTCTTTAAAAGAGAAATTAGACAAGAAGAATAAAGAGACTGAGAACTTTGAAGATCTTGGTGTTCTTACAAGTAAGATGGATAGCCTTAATAAGCTATTAGCAACTCTTGATGCTAAAACATGGGAGTGCCATAGTAATATTTCTGTTATTAATGGTAAGATGAATAACTTAAAGTCAGAGAAGAATAATAACATTTCTCAGATGTCTTACAAAGAAAATGACATGTTAAAGATCTCTAATAATAAATGTCCAACTTGTGGTCAAGAACTTGAAGACTCAAAAACATTACTTGAGAGTTCCAAAGAATGTATTGACAAGCTGAAAGATAGAAATGAAATAATTGATTCCAGTGTGATAGCATATTCCAGTGAATTAAAGAAACATCAAGATATGTTAGATACAATGAACGATAAGATATATAATCTTAAGTCTAAGATAAATGACCTCAGTGTTGTAATTAACAGGTTAAATTATTATAAAACAACAGATGAGGATAATCAAGTTATAAATGAATATCCAGACAAGATCTCAGTTCTTAATAATGAGGTATCAGTACTTAAAACGGATAGTTCTGCGAAAGAGATTAAATCAGAAGTCGCTCAGAACTGCGTTAGTTTAATAACAAAGCAATTCAGAGGATATCTATTACAGAACATTGTATTGTTCATGAATTCTAAATTGGTGTCTTACTCAAATGCGTTGTTCTCTAATGAAGACGATGTCATAAGTCTTGCTGTTGACTCTTCAAAGTTAGAAATATTCTTAAATGATCAGAACTATGGAACTCTTTCTGGTGGAGAGAAGAGAAAGGTTGACCTTGCGTTAGTTCTTGCTCAGAGAGATCTATCAATTAACATTGCAGGATCAACTTCTAATCTTTTGATAATGGATGAGATCTATGATAATCTCGATGAAGATGGCGTGACTGTTGTGACTAACATGTTCTCAAATGTATCATCAGAAATTGACAGCATGTTTATTATATCTCATAAACCTAATGTAGAAATACCTTATGACTCAACAATAACTGTTGTAAAAAATAATAAAAGAATATCTGAAATAATAGATGTTTTTAAGTAATAACAGCGTTGTTAAGTGTGTAAGGGTAAAAGCTCTTAAAGAAGGAGAAAAGATATGAATGATTTTAGATGGGACAAAGAGACAAGAGTTTATAAGAAAAACGATAACACCTTTTGGGAAGCTTCAGCTGATCCATGGGTAAGAAGTAAGAAAAAAGGCAAAGCCCGACCAAAGAAATTTCATAAGTAAGAAAGGAGAAACTAAGATGTTATCAATATTAGAAACTAAAATTAAAGAATGCTCACAGAAATATTATGATGGTGAATCTATAATTTCCGATAAAGAATTCGATGACCTTATTGACCAGCTAAGAATTGAAAATCCTCAGTCAGAAATCTTAACAAAGATCGGATGGGGTTACAATGCTAATGGTAACTCTGGAAATAAAGTTGCTCACAGATATGGATCATTAATTGGTTCATTAGAAAAAGCAAGAGAGATTAGTGAAGTAAGAGATTCAGTGTTACATGCAAATTCAGTTATGTTCTCTGCAAAACTTGATGGGTTATCTTGCGTTAACTCATACATCGAGGGGGATCTGGACTTAGCTCTAACAAGAGGTGATGGGACAATTGGTATCGATATTACTGATAAGATAAGAGTTATAACCAAAAACTCAAAAGTTATGTTGGATGACAACAAAGGCTTCACTGGTTCATTACGAGGTGAAATACTAATCTCTAAGAAGAACTGGGAACAGCTGTTAAAAGATTATCCTTGTGAAGTTTTCAAGAATAGTCGAAATACTGCTTCTGGTATCATGAATAGATCTGGTGTTAATGAAAAACTGAAGTATGTGTCATTTGTTCCATATAATGTAATTGCTTCAAACGTCGAATTTATTAGCTTAGTTCATGTGCACAGCTTCTTAAAATGGAATTTTGGCACTATCGTTGATCACGATCTTGTTAGCTTTACACCTAATAAAGAGTACATAACCTCTTATTACAATTACCTGGTTGAGAACTGTGAATGGCAGATAGATGGTATTGTAATTTCAAATTGTAAACTTACTTATCAAGAGATTGATAGCAGCGACGATGTACAACTGGTAGTTCATGATCAACAAGCATTCAAGTTTAAATCAGAAGTTAAAATAACAAGAGTAGAATCTGTTGAATGGAGCTTATCGAAATCAAATAAACTTATTCCAGTAGTCTTATTAGATCCAATTGAACTGTCAGGAGCAACCATTAGTCGTGTATCTGGCTTCAATGCAAAATATATTAATGAGAACAAGATTGGCACTGGAGCAGAAGTAGAAGTAGAAAGATCTGGAGAAATTATCCCTGATATCCAAGAAGTTACAAAACCAGCAGATAACTTCGAACTTCCAACTGAATGTCCAGTCTGCTTAGAACCTCTGTCTTGGGAAGGTGTAAACCTTGTTTGTGCTAATCCAAATTGCAGTAATATTAACATGAAAGATTTAATTATCTGGTCTGAGATCCTTGGTAAAGTTGATGGTCTTGGTGAAAAGATAAAATTAAAATCTTTTGGAGACAACTCATTAGCAGCTGTTCAAGAATTATATTTCTTCGGAAAAGACAGTATTGTTGGTCTTGATGATACAGCTACTGGCAAGAAATTGAAAGCTTTCTATGATAAGATGTTTGATGCTCCTGTAGACGCTGAAGACGTTCTGGTAGCTCTGAACATCCCAAGGTTAGGCAGGTCTTCGGCAAAGAAAATAATAGCCTCTGGGATCAAAATAGATGAGCTAATGGCTTCAAAAGATTTATTAAATATTGTTGGAGAAGCAACCTATAAAAGCATCTTAGCAAATGCTGATAAGCTTGAAAGAATTAAACATGTTGAGGACAGGTTAGTCTATCCAGAAGAAGCTGTTGATACATCAAACTTGTTAAGAATTGCCATAACTGGTAAACTTGTTATCCTAAGTCGGAAAGACTTAGAGAAACTTGCTCTTGACCATGGTTACCTTAGTGGCAGTATTAATAAAGATACAAAGTACTTAGTAACAAATGACCCAACTGGCTCAAGCAGTAAGAACAAGAGAGCTGATGAACTTGGCATCGAAAAGATAACAGAAAAAGATTTCATTAATCTATTAAATAGTTTGGAGGGAACATGGAAAATAAAATAAACGATATACCATATTTAGGTTGTTCAGAGGAGAGTATAAAAAACTCTTCTCCAGTTATTAGTGTTGATGTCTTAAAACATTATTATGACTATGTTACAGAAAGATATAAGATCTACAAGCAGAGAGAAAAAGGGTTGCCTGCACCATGGACTGAAAATGAGTTTTTATTAAAGTATAAATTCACAAACATAAGAAGAGAACATGACAGAGTTACAAAATGGCTTCTTGACAATATTACGAACAGTCCTGATATCTCATATCTTGATAAAATCTATCAGACAATGATTTTTAGGATGTATAACAGGATTGACACTTCTGAATGTATTGGTCTTGGTAAAGACTTTACATGGGACATGGATGTAATTAAGAAAGCTATTGACAATGATCCAAATCCAGGTAGAGACTTTTACACAAGAGCATTCAGAACTCTTGGACTAAAGAATGCGATGAAGAAAAAATTATATCCTGATGAACCAAATAAGTATCTTGCTGCAATGTACATTATTGATCTAAGAAAAGAAGACAAGTTCAGCAGATTAATGAATCCAGAGAATGCAGAAGAAGCTTGTAATATAATTCAAGAGCTTCATGGAGTTGGAAAATTCTTGTCTTATCAAATTTTTGTTGATCTAACATATATCAAAGAATTCCCAATAAGTGAAAATGAGTATGTTCTTTCTGGACCTGGATGTTCAAGAGGAATGGACCACTTATTCCTAGACAAAGACGGATTAACAGATGAAGAGATATTATTCTGGCTAAGAGATAATTTTGAAGAAGTAATGAGACTAGTCAATAAAGATTACTCATCAAATGTACTTCTTGATAATCTCGAAGAACATAATAGAAGTTTCAATGTAATGAGTCTTGAGAACTGTTTCTGTGAGTTCTCTAAATATATGTGGAGCATCTTAAAGCTGGGTAGTCCAAGACGAAAGTTTAACTCTGATGATGCTATTAGTTTCAGTAAATAAGATGTTTTTGTCTAATCTTAACGTTGTTAATTATGTAAGGTGAAATTCCTTAAATAATTAAAAGAGGTGTTTTAAATGAGGGCATATGCAGTTATTGAAGTACAGAACCTGCTGGAAGAGCTAGACACTATTAAAAAGGTAAAGCAAATTGAGCCAATTGCCAATAAGTTAATGAAAACAATACAATGGCAATTAGATACTGGTGGCTTAACAAACGAAGCATCATTACTGATTGTAGATCATGTTAATCTTCATATCAATGAAAAAGCTTCTGAGTTAGTGCATAAGAAGGTTGATCTGCAGATGATTATACTTGAAGAGAGGGGTTTATAAAATGGAAGAAACAGAAAAATATTATTTTACATTTGGAAGTGGTCAAAAACATGAAGGATACTGTCAACCAATCTTCGGTGATTACTGGTCAGCAAGACAGAAAATGATAGAGACCTATGGTAATAAATGGGCATTCCAATATTCTCAGGAAGAATGGAATGACATGAAGAAAGAGCCAGGAAGAATGTTTTTATATCCACTTGAAAAAGAGATGGAGGCAATGGATGCTTAACGAAATTCTTAGTAGACGTGAGCCAGAAGAATCTGATTTTAATATTTTGGCAGAAGTTATCTCGGACAGAGTTAATGAATGCATCTCTCGCTGTGTAAATAATAACTATTGTGAGTGTGTTGATAATTTATTTATCAATATCTCAAATAAGAATAGCAACTATCCGAGTATCTGTGTAATAATCGGACATAAAGCCAGTAAGAAAGAGAGTCTACTGCTATACTCAGAGAGTTACGTTAGTGACCAAAGGTTCCCTAGATCGACTTTTGTTTTCAGAATGATACTTAAAAATCAAAAGTCTTTTTCATGTAATCATATGATGGACGATTTTATTGATATTGAAGATGAAACTCATATTAATTTAATCGTTAACAATGTGATATATTCAACAGCTAAATTTATTAAGGAGGAAAGAGAAAATGAAACAAATTAGAAGAGGTGTTTTTGAAACTAATTCAAGTAGTTCACACAGTGTGACCATCAGCAAAGACAGAATTGAATTGACTGAAGATGATTATATCAAAAGAGTCGACCACATGGCAAAGACAGGTAAAAATAAGGTCATGCTTGAATTTGGGGAATTCGGATGGGGATGGGATGTTCTGTCAGATCCATCTAGCAAGTTAAGTTATCTCGCAACCATTATTCTCGGAGAGATAGACTTTAACTCAGCAGAAATCTCATCAACTGACGATAAAGAATCTGTATTAAAGCTATATAAAAATACAGAAGGTTTTAAATTGTTAAACTCAGTATTCAAGAAGTACTGTCGTGGAGTGAAGGTAGATAAAGAGCTCTTTAAAATCGGACAGTTCAGAGATGATGAGACATACTACATTAATAGCGATACTGGATACATCGATCATCAAAGCAATCCAGGAACTCTAAAAAACTTTCTTGACTCTGAAGGTGTTACTGTTGAAGAATTCTTGTTCAACAGTGGAATTGAAATGATTATTGATAATGACAATCACTAAAATTTAGAAGGAGACATAATACAATGTATAATTCAGCACTAATTGGTTCTTATACTAATGGGAACTACAATGTAAAGATTTATGAAGATGGAACTAAAATTAGAGAGAATGACTTAGACAACTTTAGACCAGAATTTCCAGAGTCTATTGACTTAAAAATTACAAATTACTGTAAGTTTAACTGTCCAATGTGCCATGAAGAGTCTGGTTTAGACGGTCAACATGGTAATCTATCTAATGTACGTTTCATTGATTCATTAACCCCATACACTGAACTCGCTATCGGTGGTGGAGATCCATATACACATCCTGGACTTCTTAACTTTCTATATATGATGAAAACTAAAGGTGTACTGTCAAACATAACAATAAAACAGGAAACCTTTATGGAGAATGAAGGATTTACAAAGTTATTAATTGATCAGAAACTGATAAGAGGTCTTGGAATCTCGGTCAGTACTTTTGATCAAGAGTTCTTAGACAGAGTTAAATTATTACCAGATGTAGTTCTCCATGTTATTGCTGGATACACTCCTGTTGAGGAGATCATGAAATACAGTAACAATGGTCTAAAGATATTAATTCTTGGATACAAACAATTTGGCAGAGGTGCTGATTATATGAACCAAGATATAAGGGATGGGATAATTATTCTCAACAACTCTTTGGTAAATATTATAAAAGGATTTAAAATTGTTAGCTTCGATAATCTTGCATTAAAACAGCTAAGAGTTAAGGATCTATTGACTGCTGCAGACTGGGAAACTTTTTACATGGGAGATGATGGTCAATATACAATGTACGTTGACTTAGTTAATGAAGAGTTTGCAAAGAATTCAACCTCAGAGATGAGATACAATCTCATGGGCAATATTGTAGATATGTTTAACACTGTTCACATAGAGATTGGTGAATAATGATAACATTGGGAATAGACATTGGTGGCAAGACAATGAATGGATTTGCAGTAACTGAAAAAGATATTCTGTTAGAATCTTCTTTCATTCCATATAACGATGATGAACCACCATTAAAGCATCGAGATAAGTTAGTAATTGAAATTTCAAGATTATTGAGTCTACATAATGTAGACTCAATTTTATTTGAACGGATTAAGTTATATCGTGGTAGATTTGTGTCTCCACTTGCAAATATAACATCCTTATGTAAAGTACAATGTGCAATAATAACAAACTTCTCTGATTTAGCAAATATTGCTGAAGTTGATGTTAGATCATGGAAAGCTGAAATTCTTGGTGGTGTTACTACAGATAAGAAGGAGTCAATTCTATATGCAGTAAATAAGTATAACCCAAATTTAGATGTTCCAAACCCTATAAAAAGGAATCCAGGAAGAATGAAGCAGAGTGATGACATAGCAGATGCCATCTGTATTTCAGACTATGCTCAATTACATCCAGAACTCTTTCGGACTGACAGCGAAAATAGAGTTAATTATTTATAAATTAATTGATGTTTTTGTTTAACCATGACGTTGTTAGTTATGTAAGTAGAAAATACTTAAAAGAAAGAAGGAAGTTATTATGAAAAAGTTTATTGGAACAGGATTAAAACCAGAAGGTCCAAATTTAAATGTATTGAATATCCTTAGAACACTTATCGAAAGTGGTGATACAGTAATTTATATTCCTGATCATTACAAGTATGGATCAAAAAGTTATTCAAAAGATCCTTTAATTCACATGTTCCCAAAAGAATCTGGAATGCCAGTAAGAGTATTAAGCATTTCTTCTAATCAAGAAAGATTTAATTTCTCTCTAGTTGGTCTTGTTGATATCGTTGTAGAAGTTCAATCAGACTATGATGAAACAGTTTCTCTGGTTCATAAGAAAGTGTTCCGACAATATACTGTAATTCGTGATGGAGAGCTGGCAATGGAATATGTAGTTGCTAAATTAAATCAAGAATCCTTTGATGATCTTAAGGCTGCAAAGCTCTTATACTATAATGGTGTAATAGTTCCAGAAAATCACATGTTTAGCGAAGACTTCTTATATAAGATTGACTTCTCTGGAATTCCTGTAATCTCATTAAACTGGGCACAACCAATTAAGATTGGTCTTTACAAGAACTTAGTAGAAGAAGAGTACTTAATGGAAAGTGTCTCAGCTCTTAAAAAGATTATCAAAGAATATAAAGATCAAGGGATGGTTCCAACTGTTAATGACAGAATCCCAGATATTTACAATGAGAAAAGAACTGATAAAGGTGTTAGGATACATGCAAACAGCTTAGAAAGTTTCGAAGTTGGCTGTATTGTTTATCGTTTGGTTGACAATAAGGTTATAGAAATCAGTATTGAAGCTTTAAAAGATATGTATCCAACTATTGACTCAGCCATAACTTACAGAGATGAGCTGAACAAGAGACTTAAAAGTATTCGATTCCTCTCAAGATCTATTATCATGGCAATTGAGATGTCAAATAAAAAAGGTTCTTATGAATGGTCAGAAAAACAACCATTACCAAGAAGTAAGAATAAGTTCATTGAAAACACTGTTATAAATGTTAACGGAGAAGATGTAATTCTTCAAAGATTATCATACATTAAGAAAATCGACCTGTAGGAGATACTTAAATGATAGGCAAAAAGATTATACTAGAAGGCGTTGATGGTGCTGGAAAATCTACATTAGCTGAAAAGATTCTGAAAGATAACCCAGATTTTAGATTGGTTCATTGCAGTAGACATACTGACAATACTTACAAATATTTTAAAGACTTATTACTGAGTGAAGAAAATCTAATTTTTGACCGATTCATGTATGGGCAGTTTGTTTATCAGACTGCTTCTGAAAGAAAGTCGAAAGGATGGTTAGATCTAAGTTCTTTAATAGATCTTGATTTCCTAATAAAAGATATTGGTGCAGATCTTATCTATGTTTATTCTGATCTTAAGAAATGTCTTGTTAACTGTAAGAAGGATAGCGATGATAGCTATTACACATTAGAATACTTGAAAGAGCTTGACCTTAAATTTAGATTCATCTTCGATACGGTTTCAGTTCCAAATGTTAAGTATCATAATAATGAGTATGATCTTGCAAAAGAACTTGATATAAACCATATTGCAAGGAACTTTAGTTTTAAAGATCTCCCAAGAATTCTGGCAGTCGATTTTGATGGATGTCTGGCAACAGATTGTTTCCCACATATTCAACATGCTAAGCCAAACTTAGGTTTAATGGCAAGACTTAAGATTGAAAAAGCTGAAGGAGCTAAATTAATCCTGTGGACATGTAGAACAGATGACGCTCTAATAGATGCTTGTAATTTCTGTGCTGATCATGGTTTATATTTTGATGCAGTCAATGAAAATATTGATGAAATCAAGAATAACCTAGAAGGTGGTCCAAGAAAAGTATTTGCAAGTGTCTATTTAGATGACAAAGCCTTAAATGAAACTTTTATACTATAATTTATGTTATGACTTGTATAATTAAAACTTATACAAGTCATATAATTTGAAAGGACAGTTTTATATGGAAATTTATAAAATACTGTGCAAAACTACTAAGAAGATCTATATTGGAAGCACTAAAATCGATAAAGAATACAGATGGAATAGTCCTTACAATGGATTTAATCATCTAAGATGTTCTAAAGAAGGTAATGATGCAGCACTATATCAAGATATCAGAAAATATGGAGAAGATGATTTCATACTCTCAACCTTGGAATTTATGGATGACAAAGAATTTACAGTCAGAGAACTTAGAGATAGAGAAGATTACTATATCAAGAAGTTCTGGGATGAGTCAAATGGACATATGATGTATAATATGATCAGAGGAGAGAGGAGTGCAAAACATTTACATACTAAAGAAATGTACGAAAATAATAGGAATAATCACGGTGGAGTTTTAGCAATGCATACTAAAGAGTCTATAAAGAAGTCATTAGAAACGAATAGAAGAAATAATGGTGGAATTCTGGCAGTTCACACTAAAGAATCTAGAGATAGACAATTAGCATCAAATAAGAAGAATCATGGAGGAATATTATCATTCAGTACCGAAGAAGCAATTATGACTAGATCAAAGAAATTTGTAATAAATAACAGCATACTAGCAGTGTCAATAAAAGGATTATTTAATGCTTTAGTGGAACTTGGTTATACTCTTAGTCTTCGCCAGACAAGATCACTGGTAGATAATATTAATACTAATCATAAGATCTCAAAAATTTATCCTGAATTATCTTTAAATAATGAAAACTGCATATTCAGAGAAATAAATAATGAGGAATATAAGAAATATCTTGATGTTTTCATTTAGTTTAAACGTTGTTAATTGTGTAAGTCAGAAAAATAATATGGCAAGAGATTCAAATCATTATTTGACGAGGTAATGGTGGGATAGGTCTATTACGCTGAAATCTCTAAGACTAGATAATTAGAGGTGGGTTTATAGCTGATAGTATTGGGGTTCAAGTCCCTACTCTTTGCCCAGTATACAGTGGGTTAGTTTAATGCAAAACACCTCCTCTCGTGGTGGTATTGGGGTTCAAATCCCTGACCCCTGTCCCAATAATTTAAGTTAGTCAAGGAAAAGACTTTAAAACCTTACATATTAAAATACCCTTCTAACGAATCAGGATATACCAGATTTATGCAATGTTGGAATCCTGGTTCCCATAAAATTATATGGTAGCATAACGAACTGCTGTTAGAAGGATATTTATTTAAATTTTGATGGGTAGTTTAATTAAAACCTCTCTAATGTGCAAGAGGGAGTTGTAGGTGAAAATCCTTCCCCATCTCTTATGGGATGCTAGTTTAATGGTAGAACTGTCTGCGATAGTGGAGATAGCGTGGGTTCGATTCCCACAAACCCCGAAGAGATCCCCCAGTAAAGGACGTCACGATTGAAATTGGTATTAGTGGAAATTGATCAGTCCAAGTTTTACCAGTTAAAATATTGTGGATACTCTGGGGGATTGTCTAAGCAAGAATAGTTCAATGGTCAGAACACCAAGTATACTTCTTGGAGACAGAAGGTTCAAATCCTTTGTCTTGCTCCAATTAACATGAACCCATGATGTAATCAGTAGCATGGAAAGCCGATTAGGGATTATCCGAAATGACGCTTCAGGTGTCGGTAAAAATCCGACTGGGTTCGCTAATTAAATTGTTCAAAAATTCAAATTATATGGAGGAGAAAAATGTTAAGTGTAGAAAGAAGTTACGGTGATTTATACAGAGGTGCAAAAGAGAACTTTGATACTGCTACATACTACAATGTTAATGATGCATTTGAGGGTATTTACGCTGGGTTGTCCGTTTATGGTAAGGAGTCTGCCCCAAGAGGAATGAAAGTCAAAGAAGTGCTTGGTGCTGCAATTACCATCTTAAATCCTGCAGACAACATCGTGTATTCGGATATACGAAAAATGTCAGCAAGATACTTATGTGGAGAATACCTGTGGTATAAGAGTGCTTCCAATAAGCTAGAAGACATCGCTGTCTACAGCAACTTCTGGGATCATATTGCTAATCCAGATGGAACTGTTAACAGTGGTTATGGCTATCATCTTTTTAATGGAGAATGGGACAAGCTCGTTGCAGATATGAAAAGAGATCCTGACACTCGTCAAGGAGTTATCCAAATTCCAATCAATGCTAATAAAGGTACAAAAGATGTTCCATGTACAAGTTCGCTGCAGTTCATCCTAAGAGATGGAAAACTTAACATGATTGTTTACATGAGAAGTAATGACATCTGGAAAGGCTTTGTTTATGATCTGTTTAACTTCACAATGTTCCAGTTAGAACTGGCAAAAACACTTGGAGTTGAAATTGGATGGTACAAACATATGGTTGGTAGTTTACACCTGTATGAGCCAGATTTCAAAGATTCTTCAGGTACTTATCTTGAAAACCCAAATGTATTCGAGATTGACCCAAAAGAAAGAATGTCTGAAAGCTTCCTTGCAGATATCCAATATTGTGCTGACAAGCAATTTGATAAAGTAAATGATCCTGCATTAAAACTGTTGACAAATTCTTTAATCTAACTTAAAAGGGAAGAGGTAATATAAATATGAGTAACAGTTCATTAGAAAAATGTTTGAACGACATATACAATAAAGAGTGTCTAGAAGAAGCATATAATTTCAGTAAGAAATTTAGCATCTGCAGAAAAGTTCAGGTTGGTGGTTTGTATGAACTTCCAGATCAGACCAGATATCTAACATCCAACAGTGGTGGTGGTCATGGTCAAAACATAAATTGTGTAAAAGATGGCAAGTGTCATAAACAAGAAGTAACAGGTATCTACGAGAGCTGTGAAGAGACAAGACCATTCTGTGCCAGTGTCCACTGTGAAGTTAAGATGGTGAACATGTTGAAAGATACATCGTATAAAGGAAAGCCTGTTGATACATCAATTGGTATAATGTATGTTACAAGATATCCATGTATTGATTGTATTACTCATTTAGCAGAAGCAGGATTCAAACATGTTGTGTACGGTGGGAGACAAGAAATCTCAGATGATGTGAAAAAAGTTATATCTGATAATAATATGGACATCATCTGGTATCCAGAAGTTGATCATGAGCTGCACACAATGACCACTGAAGAACATAACCTGATTATTGAAGATGCAAACTGCAGTCACAAGTAATAAAAGATAAGTCTAGTAAATAGAGACAGCTGTAAAAGTTGTCTCTAAATTTAAAGGAGTAATGGATGAAAATTGGAATAGTGACATTTAATACAGACAAGAGAAACATGGCTGGTATCATTACAGCACCATTATACATGTCTCAACTACTTAACACATATTCAAAATTTGATGTTGATATTGTATCAACAAAACCTAAAACAAAACATGACTTGGATGGAATAAAATATCCTGATGCTACAACAAGTGTTGGAGAATTTTTAAATTATTATGATTTTTTGATATTCTCAACACCTGGATTCTTATTCAAGAAGAAGGATATGGTTGATTACAATGTTTACGATTATATCTTTGATGAACTTGAAACACCGTTCTCAATTGTTATAAATGAAGAGCGTGATGGACAACTGTACAATCACTTCGATGAGTTCACAAAACATGATAATTATTGTCTGCTAATGTTAAACTCAGAAGATATGCATCTTGATTTTGAATATCTCTTACCAAGAAATGGACAATACTTTGAGTTCAATTACATCAGTCTAATTAAGAGTAAAGAAGAGATCTTAGATCTTGCTGAAGAAAAGCTACATTCAACCAACAGAAGTATTATAAGCACCTCAAGATGGGTTAATAGAAAGAGAGTTCTTGAACTGGCTCAGATTTCAAAAGACCTACACTGTACAGGTATTGAAACTTTTATTGCTGGGGATAGAAAGACTTATTTTTATTTCAAAGAAGTTCTTACAACTAATGTGGAGTTCTGGACAGATTTAAAGCCATTCATGCCAGAAGATTTAGAAGCATTATTAAAACCTCATATGTTCCATTATGACTTTGTTTACGTAAAAAGAGAGTCAAAGAACAGAAAGATGAGAGGAAGACTTGAACTTGTAACAATAGAAGCACTTAACTCAGGATGTCTTCCAGTATTGTGCTCACAATCTGTGCCAAGCTGGTTACTAGAGGGTAAGTCTGCTATTGTACTGGATAAAGACGATCTTGATAAACTTCCAAACATTCTTAGCAATATGTCAGATCAAGATTATCTGGCAAGAGTTTCAAAATTTTATGATCTTGTCGATAAGAACATCAATGGCAAGTATTTATCTTTCATTTCAACGATTGAACAATTAGTAACAACATAATAAAAGAAAGAATAGGTGTAATTGTAATGAACGAAGTGCATGTAAGTATCTATAATGAATTATATGAGTATGCTAGATTAAGAACAACCTGTCTAAATGACTTTAACAGCATAATGCTAAAGTCTGAATCTGGCAATACCATGTTACATTGTGGTTGTGACTATGAAGTAAATTGTAAGTTAATTAATGAGACCTGCCCAAGCAGTAACTGTAATATTAATAGTGTTCAGTATGTCTTAAGAGAGCTAATTGAGAAGACTGAAGCTAACACAAGAGTCAGAAATAAGTTCGACAGAAAAACTGACACTCTTTACATACTAGAGTTTCTTAATGAAAAAGACGCCAACTACATAGTAGAAAAAGGATTCAAAAAAGTTGTATACTATGGAGGTTTATTCAGTAAGAGAGTTGAAGAAATATTCGCAAGCAGCGATGTTAACTTCACTCATATTGTTGGTCTTGTTGGTAAAGATACGTGGTGGTCTGATCAATTATTTGAAGAAGCTTATGACATTGTTAAAGATAGAAAGATTCCTCTAACAATTCCAGGATACAACCGTCCAGAACTTCCAGTTCTTGAGAGATTAAAATTCTATGAGATGGATGAAGAATTAAACTGGCCAGTAATTGTCTTTGTAAGAGAAAGCCAGAAAGCAGAATATGTTGAAGCAACTCAGAAGTACAAGTATGTTACAATACATGATTTCCCAGATGAGTTAATAAGCAATGCTGGAGCTGTAAGAAGAATGTCTCAACGGTGGTTATATAAACAAGGTTATCCTTTAGCTTTCCAAATGGATGATGATGTTAACAATTTAACTTATACTCATGAAGGAATGAAAGCAGACGGATATCCAAAGTCTCAGTATGTAACTCCAATGAAAGGCAAGCCTGTTGCTAAGGTTCTAGCAATGTGGCAAATTGCAATGGAAAGAGCGGTTGCTTCTGATAATGTTATGATCTCTGGTGGAATGCCAATTGCTTTCTGTTGGAAGGATGGTTACTGTGAATCTGTTAAATCTTATTCTCTAAGTCGTGGTTCTCTTACTCAAGTTTTCTGTTTAAATATAACTGGAATGTGTGAAAATAATTTATTCTACAATGACAACAAAGATTGTGGTCTAGATGATATTGACATGACTGTCAGAGTACTTGATAGAGGATTTAACGTCTGTACTTTCTCTTGGCTTGTATATGGTTGCGATGCAATGGGAGCACCTGGACAACCCTTTGAACAGATCCAGGACAGATTTAGATCCCATCAAGAAAAGTTGAAAGAGATACATGGAGAAAAGCCATGGCTAAGTTTCAGAGAGAAGAGAAATTTACCACAATGCTGTATCACATGGAAGGCAGTAAGAAGAATGCAAAAAGAAAATGGATATAGATCTGTAGATCAATACGAGTTCAATATTTGGGAAGATGGTAAATTATTAGATCAAGCAAGAAATAATAGTTATACTCATGTGGAAGTCTAATGGACTTTGGAAATTACGAAGTTAATGGGTACGATTATCTAATTGTTGGTGCAGGTCTCTATGGAGCAATTGTTGCAAGAGAACTTGCCGAGAGTGGCAAAAGATGTCTGGTAATTGATAGACGAGTTCATGTTGCTGGGACTGCTTATACTGAAAAAGTTAATGACATCGATGTTCATGTGTTTGGTGCTCACATATTCCACTCTGGTAAAACAGAGTGGGACTACCTTAATAAGTTCGCTGAATTTGAAAACTATGTTAATAGTCCAATTGCTGTTTTCTTAGATGAGCAACGTCTTAATTATGAGGTCTACAATTTACCTTTTAACATGAACACTTTCAGCAGAATATTTAATACCCCTTATCCTGATAAAGTTAAAAGTATTATCTCAAAAGAGATTTACGACTTTAATGGTGATCCAAGTATAGATCATTCTGTTAATAACTTGGAGAATAAGGCAATTTCACTGGTTGGAACCACTATCTACAATAAGCTAATAAAAGGATATACAGAGAAGCAGTGGGGAAGAAAGTGTACAGAGCTTGATGGTTCAATTATAACAAGATTACCAGTGAGATTTACATATGACAACAATTATTTTGATGATGAGTATCAAGGAATACCTGTAAATGGTTATACTGATCTTGTTACTAATATCTTATGTCATGGTAATATAAGAGTAAATCTTGGTCTTGATTATAATAAGTGTTCAATGAAAGGAGATGGTGGATTAAAGAAAGTAATCTATACTGGCAGGATTGATGAGTTCTTTAAGTTCAAACATGGTGTCTTGGATTTCAGAGGTTTAAACTTTAACACTCAAGAGATGGATTACAACAGCTATCAAGGTACAGCAGTCATGAATTATACATCTAGTAATATCTCAATTACAAGATCAATTGAGCATAAGTATTTCAAGAAGAACCCAGTAAACAATGGAACTACTGTTCTAACCTTGGAAAGCTCCTCAGATAATTTAAAAGATATTGGGAATGCTTACTATCCAATCTCTGATAAAGTAAATAAAGAACTCTTCTTAAAATATAAAGGAGAGGAAGCAACCTTTAATGGAGGTCAAGTTGTTTTCGGTGGAAGACTTGGAGATTATAAGTATTACAACATGGATGTCATTGTAAGAAAAGCTTTAGAAATGTCAAAAGAAATTATAGAAGAAGGTAAATAAAATGAAAATGAAAGTGAACATTGATAACCCTAATTTAAGATGCTCTGATCTTTTATCCTATGCTCACGACTTTGACGCTGGTGCTGACATAATTACTCAAGAAGATATAATAATTAAATATGGTAAGAATATTATCACATTAGGCTTCAGTATTGAATTGCCACAAGGATGTGCTGGATATATCTTCCCAAGGTCATCTGTTATGGGTAATAATGTTTCTTTCAATCTTGCTCCAATAGATCCAGGATACACTGGAAGTTGGCATCTTATTGCTTTTAACAGTGGTGAAGATATCTTTGTTGAGAAGAAAACACGTATCTGTCAAATTGTTATAATGCCATTTATACAAGCTCAATTTGTAGATCATTATGACAATTTAAGAACGGACAATGGAGTTGGAAGTACTGGGACATGAGATTAGTAGATATAGAGAAACAGCTAAAAGTTCTAATAGAACAAGATATTTCTGACCCAGAAGTTTACAGAACAATCTACAAGCTCTCTTATCTATATATTAAAAGAAAACATCTAATGTCAACAACAGAAGCTGCAGATCAGGTCGCTCATTTAATGGCACAAGATTTATACTTGAAGATATACAATGGTAAAGAGATACATTCCTGGCTTGGTTATATGAGTAAATGTTATCATTCATATATAAGAGATTACAACCGTATTAACAAGTCAGAGATAATCGATGTTGAAGGTAATTATGATTTAAAAGAAGGAATAATTAGTATGTCAACTTCAAATGATAATAGTAATTATGACTTCTCATGTATTGAGGATAAAGATTATATACTTAATTTAATGAAGGTCGTTGATAGAGTGTTAGTAAAATCCAAATACTGCGATAATTCTAAAGTCTATCTTAATTCTAAATTGTCAATAATCTTATCGTTCTCTAAGGGTCATTTTATCTATTATAATTTACCTGAAGGTGAGGTGGCTTATACCAAGATGTTATATCTTTTATGTAAAGACATTATAAAGAATCACATAAACGAATTAAAGGTAAGTAGTTTTACTAACAGCTTATCTTTAATACAATTATACACAATGAGTAACAATACGAACGAGTCAGAATAGAAAGGTAAAGTACTAATGGGAATAGACAATCTTAACAGAAAATTATCAAACATTAATAAAGACGATACGTACTCAATGCTATTAATGTTGCTTTATGCTTCTAGCGACAATCCAAGATATTCAACTTTGAATGAACTGTGTTATGTTTTAGATCATGATAACTTTTTAAATTTTATCAAGTACTATGAAGGACAAACAATAACAGTTCCAAATATGCATGAACTTGAAGAGTCACTAAGAGTTCTAGCATTATTTCAATATTACAAAGTAGAAGCTCTTGACTGGAGAGACTCACTTGAAAAATCTGGTTTCCTTGTTTCAGAGAGTTCAGGTGCAAGACTAAAATTAAATAAGTTCTTATCTCAATTAGATAAGAATAACTACAAACTTGGTGGTCTAGTAAATGGTTCTAAAAGAATATAATCTTTCTTTTGACCTAGACATACTTAATGAACTAAAGTCAGAGATCACAAGTGTCAACAAGGATGACTTCATAAGTAGACTAATCTCAGAAAGACTTAAAAAATGTGATGAAGTGAGGATGG